GCGCTAACTTTCAAGGTTCTGCATTCGATCATTCACGATGCCAACTGGGCGATATATGCAGGCAATGGAGTGGGCCCAATCGAAGTAGGCTGGACGGAAATCTATAATATAGACCACGGCCTCGCGGTCGGCGTGATCAACGAAAACTTCGTGGGCGTTTCGTTCCACGACAACCATGTACACGACTTGGTGAATTGGGATACCACTGCAACAGCCTGCAGCGGAAACCCCTGCTACCACCACGACGGCACGCACATGTTCAAAACCCCCGGCGGCACTGGAAATATTTCCCAGATCGTGATCAGTAGCAGCCTTTTCGATGGCGACTGGGGCATCTACAACACCGCCATGAACTTCACCGAATTACAGTCCGGCGATCAGACCATGTACAACAACATCTACATCGGCACGGTGAACAACCGGAATCTGAACAACGGAGCGATTTGCAATACGGTGGGATCGACAGGAACCGGAAAACTCTACAACAATACCGTGCTGATGTCTTCGGCGCAGGTCAATTCCGCCGTGGTAATCGAAGGCACGGTCGACGTGCGAAACAATCTGATCAACGGCGGATCGGTGCTCATGGAGTACAAAACTGGAGTCACTGGGGTCACTGGAGGAATGGACTACAACGATTTCGTCAACGGTGCTTCCGGTACGCGTTTTTATAATTCCGCGCTTGGGTTCAGAACCTACGCCCAATTCAACGCGGTGTTTGGCGCTGGCACCGGGCAGAACGGCAATTCCAGCACTTCTCCTGTCGTCGGAGTGTCCGCAACTGGAATTCCGCAAGCCGGAGCTCCACTGATCAATCTAGGTCAGAACCTGACCAGCCTCGGGATCACCGCGCTTAATTCCGACACCACGGCCGGAGCCAGCCGCAATGCAACGGCACGTCCTGGTGTCCTGCGGTGGGATGCCGGAGCCTACAATTCAGGGACTTCTTCGCCGTCTCTTTCTTTTTCTCCGAATCCTGCGGCTTTCGGAAATGTGAACACGGGAGTCACTTCTTCGCTCAATGTGACCATCTCCAATGTCGGCACAGCCACGCAGACTTACTCATCGATCGTGGCTTCGCCATCCGTTTTCACTAACGGAAATACGGGACTCGGCGGGCAGTGCCCAGCAAGCGGAACCATCAACGCCGGAAACAGTTGCATCGTGAAAGTGAATTTCCTGCCCGTGGCGATCACCGCTTATTCCGGAACGCTGACCATGACCGGAACGGTGAACGGTTCCGGAAATCTTACAGGAAACGGAACAAGTTCAGTTTCGATTCCTTCGGTTCCTACCGGGCTTGCTGCAGTCGTCGGCGGCTCGAGTGTCGCGCTCAGTTGGAATCCTTCTACGGGCAGTCCGACCGGATACCTGCTGCAACGGGCCACGATTCTTGCCGGGCCGTACACGCAGATTGCCAATGTCACCACCGGAACCAGTTTCACCGATACGAGTCTAGCCAACGGAACTTATTACTATCAGGTTGCGGCGTACAACAGCGCAGGCACCAGCGCTTACTGTGCGGCGGTGAGCGCGGTGGTATCGACGGCGGCCTCGGCTACTCCTTCGCCATCGGTGATTCATTTCGGCTCGATCGTGGAGTCGGTCACCAGCGCACCGCAAGTCATCACGGTCACGAGCAGCGGGACCGCCAATCTGGTGCTCGGAAATTCCAGCGCCGTTTCTCTCTCTGGAGCGAATGCCGCGGATTTCACCATCTCCGCAAATACCTGCACCGATTCTCTATCGATAGCCCCTGGAGGAACTTGTCAGATCACCGTCACCTCCACGCCGTCGGCTACTGGACTTCGTCAGGCGGCGGTTGTGATCATCAGCAATGATCCTCAGAGTCCGGATGTAGTTTCGCTCGACGTAACCGGAACAGCCACCGTGCTGCTCGTTCCGACGTCTCTGGCATTCGGAAACCAACTGGTAAAAAAAGCGAGTTCTCCGAGATCGGTCGTTTTCACCAACCAGAGCGGGTCCACCATTACCTTTTCTTCCGTGGCGTTGACGACCGGAACGCAGTACGCCATTTCGGGAAATTCCTGCGTGGGCACGCTGGCCACCGGAGCGACCTGCACCACCAGCGTGACCTTCACGCCAACCAGCCCTGGATCGCAAAACGATACGCTGGTTTTTCTTTTCACAGGAATATCCATCGGTTCTCCGCAAAATGTGGCCATCACCGGAACGGGAAAGAAACATGGCGTGCTGCGCGTGGGTGCCGCGGTCGACTGGCGTGGGCAACGTGATGTCCGCACCATCAAGACAATATTGCGGCCGTGGAAGAATGAAGATCATTCGGGGAACACTTAATCAGGAGGAATCGAGATGGATGCAGGCACAAGCAATGTGGTTATCACGCAGATCACCATGGGCACTCTTTTTGCCGGAGTGCTGGCCTATCTAAAAGCGAAAGCGTGGATTCCTTGGTTTAACAAGCATTCGGCCACCATCAATCATGTTTTCCTTCTGGCCAGTTCTGCTGGAACGGCGATAGGCGTCCATTTGGTGTGGGACAGTGCGGCCGGATCCCTGACCATCACCGGACTTTCTTTAGTGACAATCGCGCACGGAGTTTGGGAGTGGGCAAAGCAATGGGCGCTACAATATCTGGTCCAGCGCAATGCTTTCGGGCCTGTGGCAATTCCTGGTGATGCTCCGGCAGTACCGACGACTCCGGTGGCGGCGAGTAACGGCGGAAAGTAACCGATGGACCACAACAGCGACGTCCTCTTGAGCGAAGTGCATCCGACATTGGCGGCGAAGGTTCGCACCATGGCTGCGATGCTGGAGCTTGAGTGGACCGACGGCACGGAATTGCGGGTGACGCAAGGTGGCCGCACCTGGGCGCGTCAGCATGCGTTGTACCTGCAGGGGCGTGCGGATATTTATGATGTAAACGCGTGCCGCGCAAACTGCGGCTTGGCTCCCATACCTGAAGATCTAAATGAGAGAGTGACCAAAGCGGATGCGGGATACAGTTGGCACAATCTTTTCTGTGCGGTGGATGTCGCACCATTCAGATCCGGCCACCCGATCTGGGATGAAAATGATTCAACGTGGCCGAGAATTGTTGCGGTAGGGCAATCGCTCGGATTGCATAGCGGCGTATCGTGGGGCGATAAGCCGCATTTCCAGTGGACAGGAAGATTTCCGGCGGCGGCGCCAGACGATGAAGCGCGGGCTTTATGGCAACAGGGGCCTGCGGTGCTGTGGGCGGAAATTCCGTAACAAGGAGAAAGAGCGAGATGGGTAAAGAACGTGGAACAGTGAAGTGGTTCAATGCCAGCAAGGGCTACGGGTTTCTGGGCAGGCCCAACCAGCCGGATGTATTCTGCCATTTCAGCGCGATCGAGATGGATGGGTACAAGCAGTTGAAGGAAGGCGACCCAGTGGAGTTCGAGGTGGTGAAGGGCGAGAAAGGCCCGCAAGCCGCTTCGGTAAAACTGGTTCAGGCGGAAGCCAGGGTGGCACGATGAAAATTTGTTTCCACCGTAACATTTTTTCGTCGTATGCTTCTGCATGACGAAGGTTTAGGAAAATGATTGATCTTTTTCATCGCCACGAACATGGACCAGACCACGAGGAACAGGAAGTCCGGCAACTGCGCCGCATCGCAAATGAACTGACGACGTCCAACATACATCTCGAGTCCATCAGCAAGAGCCTAGAGTGTATTTGCAAGGCACTACAGCCGCCCGCCGCGGTTGACTTTCAATTATTTCAAGGAGAAAAAATGGGAGCTATTACAGGAATTCAAGCAGGTTCAAGCGATTTCTTTACGGCAAGCCTAGTTCCGTCTAACGCTGCGCCGCTGGTGTCGGGTCCGTCGTTCAGCGTAACCGATGCATTGGTCGTGCTGACAGTGGACACAACCAATCCGTTCAAGGTCACCGCTGCGGTTGACGCGACTGACGCCAACGCATCGTTCGATCTGAAGGTGGATGGAACCACGGCGAATGGACCGATCACTCACACTTTCACGATTCCGATTCTGCAGGCTCCTCCTCCGCAAGCCGTCGACTTCGATCTCTCTCAGGGAGCGTAGTTACGGAAGCGGGGAAGATCACCGGAATACAGGCGGGATCAAGCGGTCTATTCACGGCCAGCTTGATCCCGTCTTACGCCGTACCTTTGCAGGCTGGCCCGGTATTCCGTGTTACCGATCCGCACATCAAACTGAAAGTGGACAAGGACAACCCGTTCATCGCAGTGGTAAGCGTGGCAGAAGGAGTCACTGCCGCTTCATTCAGTTTGACAGTGTCCGGTAATAACAAAAAGAATGGAAAGATCAGTAGTACGTTCGTTATTCCGATTATGCATTTCTGAGCTTCATCCCAAGATATCCCCACGCTCCAAGACAAAGCATAGTTGGCAGGACGTAGTTTGCTTTATCCCACAACTGGCTCGAGTGCAGCACGAAGCCGATGTTCCAAAGACTCTGCGCAATGAAAAGTATCCCCAAGGTGAACGCAATCAATTTGTTCTTGCCGGAATGATAGACCGCTGATCCGCATAGAATAATTCCAGTGCCAGCTAGAATAGCTACCGCTCCGACTCCCAACCACGCCGCAAGATTGTGTCGCGCTAAATGTCGGTAAGTTGAGATCGAACAGATGAAACTGAAAAAAGCAGAACAAAGGATCGCTCTGACTTTCGCCTGATGCCTGGTGAGGAAGTAGTGCGCCAGCGTGAGGTATGCGGAGGACAGCAGGATGGTGCAAAGACCCCAGATATGCGCATATTCGTAGGTGCTTTCGTCGTAGAAAACGAGCGTCCCATATAGAAAAAGTGTGGCCGCGCCCTGCAGCGAGATGTAGTAACAGAGATAGCGCGGAGGCTCCGAAGTGATGAGCCACATCAGCGCGAGTAAAAGCAAAAACGGCTGAATCAATCTTTTTCTATGGCAATCAAGCGATAGGATTTGTCTTTCTTAAAATAGATTGCGTCCTCTGGTTCCATGCTAAAACTAACCAGTCTGTCTTCGAGCTCTATAACCTTTGCATCGTCGATCTGCTTGCCTTTTGGGTTTGGTCCACCACTTCCGGCCATGATTTTTCTCCTTTGCTTTCAGCGCGTAATCTGTGACGCCACAGTCTATTACAGTTCGTTTAGCCAGTCTGCCACTTGTACGCTTCCCTGTTGCGGGTAAGTCACAAGCCCTTTCGTTTTTAGGGCACTGAGCGGGTTTGTGAATGCACTCCCACCTTCGGAGTAACCGCTCTTCTCCGCCAGTTCTGAGCGTGTCAGCGCTTCGCCGCTCAATGTGGCCTGAAAAATCTTCCACTCTGGCCCGGTGCAAATATCCTGAATGCGGTGCAGGATTTCATCACGCGTAGGAGTTGGCAGCGGTGCTCCTATGTCGACTTGTCCTGCTATGGTGAGAGCTACATGGCCAGGTTGAGGGTAGTGAACCGCCGCGCACGTCTTTAGAGCGCTGAGTGGATTTGTAAACGCGGAACCGTTTACGGAGTAAGAAGCCCACGCTGCGACCATTTCCTTGGGCGGTGCGTTCTTGCCAATGGAGAGCAGTTCGCCCAGGGCGACAAGGATTCTTTTCTGCGGGCCAGTAAAATCACCATTCATTTTAAGAGGTTCTGCTGGCTTTATTGGAAACAACAGCTTGGGATGCAGGAAACTGCTTCCCGTCGGAATATTCTTCTTGATGATGGGCTGCAATTTTTTGGAGTCGATGTCCGGCGGCTGGCGGTCGCACATCTTTTGAAGAACACCCATCGCATTACCCATGGCGCTGGCTTGATCGGAGATAAAATCTTCCATATTTCCGATGTGGCGATTGAGAGCGGCCACCAATGTCTCCAGTTCCTTTTCCCGTGCCGCATCACGATGCTCTGGAATTTTGCGAATCTGTTGTTCCAACTCTCGAATACGCTGTTTGAGTTTCGCCGGATCGTTGGCTTCGGCTTCTTTCACCACGGTTTCAAGCTTTTTCGTGACTTCGGCTAGATTTACCTCGGCCCATCCCTGCAGTTTGGCGCTATCTCCGGCACGTTGCGGCTTGAAAGAGTCGTAGGTAGAGAACATCGGGAATTTGATCTTCTCTGGGCCGAATTTGGATTCCGGAGAGTACACCCAAGCTTCGCCGCGCTCGTTTTGTGCGACAGTGTTCAGCACTTCCTTGCCTTTCTCCGGTTCTCCGCAGGCGTCGACCCAATCCTTGAGCGCATCCCGGTCGGCTTTGTGAATCACGCGCATGGCGATGAGCGTTTCACAACTGGTTAGAAAATCGTTATGGACCTTTTGCGGACGCTGGCTGGCGGCGAGAATGGCGATGCCCTTGCCAAGCCCTTCACTCGCCAAACGATTCGTCCAGTGCAGCATCTTGCCAGCGTTGGGGTCCATGATCTTGCCTTTAGGGCAAAGGTTGTGAACCTCGTCGATCACCAGCCAGTGTCGGCCGCGGTGCGTGCGGAAGTAAGTTGAAGCGAAGTCGATCCAGAATTGCGTGCGGTCGCCGGGCATCCATCCGCCGAGGTCAATGATGGCGGAACGGTTGCCAGTCGCTACGAGTTCAGCCACGGCGGAGCCGCTGCGTGCATTGAGCGGAACGTCTCCATGCTCTCCGCCGAAAATAACAACGGGATATCCCGCGTGCTTACCGTCAGCCGATGCTTTCAGCCCCCACCAGTCGCCTTTTGGATCGATGATGCAGACAGGCTTTTCCGCATCCAGCAGATGCTCGACAAGAAAACGCATTGCGGATGACTTTCCCGAGCGTGTCTTGCCGAGCACGATGATGTGCTGGTCGAAAACTTCTGTTGGTACGGGGAAATGGCGCGTCATTCCTCTTCGTCTTCCTTGATGATCACTTTCACTTTTTCTTTTTCGTGGGTGATGCTGATCTCGATGCCGTCGTGGATGTACTTTTCCTTGTTGTTTCGCTTCATCAGTGCCAGCAGATCCTCTTTCATGTCCACTTCCTCGTTGAGCAGGACGATGCGCCTGTCGCGCAACTTCGCGTAGTTTCTGGCGCAGTCTTCCAGTTCTTCTATTGCGGCATCCTCCATTCCCGGCAAGCGGCTGGTCTTGCCGAGATCCGAATCGGCTAGGCTAATGCCTCGCTTACCGTTGCGTTTTGGAGCATTGCGCTTGTCTGGCAGGTGGTTCCCCTTCGTTTTGGTCATTGCTTTCCCTTTCTAGGATGGTGTTTAAACGCCGCCGGAGCCGCAGGGCGCGATTTTATGTTCAATCCACGCCTAATGGCTCGCAAATCTGCCTTCAACTCCCACACTTTTTCAAAAGACTCCTCCAAGGCGAGGTCCGATCTGCCTGTGCTGCGCCACTCCTTGAAGAGGTGCTGGCCGGATCTGGTCAGCAGCATCTCCGCAATCTCCAGACGATGCTGTTGCGCCCTAACTGTTTCTGATTTAACGGGTTGCATTAGAAGGGCACGTAGTCCTCGTGGCGGTTGCAGGTGACTCCGCCAGCCTCATCGGGAAACGGGCACCAGCACTGTACGGCATCTCCGCAAACCATGCATCCGTGGCTATGCTCGACGGAGAAGTAGGAAATCTTTTCGAGCAACGCCGCGAGACGTCCTCTGTTTTCGGCCTGTTTCACCAGACCGTCAATAAACGGCTCAAGCACTTTTACATCGTGGGCGATCATGTCTTCCACTGCAGAGATCTCCGGCAGATCGTTGCGGATCAGCGCGGCCATCTGTTCCCGTTCACTTGACGTCATCGGAGGCCTCCAACTCTGTTTTTGTGTACGGCTCACCGCAGTCAATTTCAAATGCCTTAAAACACTCATCGCACATTTTTTCTTTCCCACCATTGCTGATAATTTCAACCTCTACCGTGGCCTTGTTCGGGCACTGGGAAAAGCGGTAGGTCAATTTCCCCGGTATACGTGGGGTTTCGATAGTTACCGTGCATTGGCTCATGACTTCTTCTCTTCTTCGATTCTCTTTTGCAGTCTGTTTATGAGGCGATTTCTTTCACTGTCCATGCGCGTGGCTTCCAGTACTGGAATGTTAGCCTCGGTCGGGACATAAATTGTGGTGGCCCCACCGGACTCGTTGTGGCAATCCTCCATCATTTTTATCCACTGCCACTTCAGATACAGATCATGCTGAGTAAGCTCTGTGCCTATCGCTCGCACTTGCGCAGCGACGGCCTCGGCTTCGATAATTTCGGCTTTCTTGTTGAGTTCTGCGGCATCTAGACGGGATTGCGCTTCGGCAATCTGGATTTGCTGCTCATTCTTCGCTCGCTGCAAATCGGCTTGACCTTGCTTGTGACTGGCCCAGACATTCCAGAATGGTTCGATCAGAATGCCCCAGACTATTAGTAGAAAAGTTATTCCTCCAATGCCCTCGACTACCCACCACACCCATGCATATTCGTTGTTCATTTCAGTCCCTTTCTTTGCCGTTCGATCATCTCCAAAACTTCCTGGGCGCGTTCCGGAGTGGCATGCTGCCCGGTTTCGTAGGCACCGATCCGCGCATAGGAGCGTGCCTCAATAGCTTGCCGCTCGACTTTGGCGTGCTCTTTGTTTAGCCAGTTGATCACGAAGCGTCGGTAGCCGTTTTGTCCCTTTTTCCTGCGCTTCGGATTAGCATCCAGCCACAGCTTCATTTTCTGCAGCTCGCCGGCGACGTTTAGCGGAGCGTAAATCTTCTCCCACTCGAGCAATCGCCATTCTGCTACGCGAAAATATCCGAATTCATGCATTTTTTCTTCCTCTCGGCACACGGCTTCCCTTCTCAAATCTTAAAAGTCATCCCCAACCCTCCGGTAGTGACGCTTATACCCAACGCTTTTCTAAGGTTTGAGAAAAGGACCACGACGTAGCCGTAAGGAGCAACTTCGCTCCTGCGAGATAAACTACTCGCCCGTTGCGTGGGGAACTCGCTATTCGCGAGAGCATTGGTTTCACCGGGATGCCATGTGGAGCAACCTCGCACGCTGGCGCAAAAGTCGCGTTCGATTTGGAGGCCGAAAGTTGTAGGGGAAATGTAGACCGCATTTTCGCCGATACGCTTTCTCGAATAAGAAGGGTTGAGTGTTGGAGCGTATCGGCGAAGACAAACTACCAACAGCCCAACCCCACGAATTCGTTGTCCACTCATAGCAAGTTTTCCTTGCCGTCGTCAAGTAAATTTCTCAGCCCGATTTCAGAAGTCAGTGCGCAGCACGGGCACCGGAGCTCATCGTAAAAAACAGGTTCCGGATGGCGGTTGCACATTCTGGGTTTCTTTTCGTCCGCGATGGCGTCCGCCAACTGCTCGGCCCTGACGTCGTCTAGGTATTTCCTACTCTGGGATTTCATTGGTGGCACACTCGCCAGTTTTGTCTCGCGGTCTGCGGCCAGCAGTAACGGAACCCATCCATACCTATGAATCCTTCGTCGACAAGCCGGATCAACTCTTCCTCGATTCGACCGCGAGATGGTCTGTAACCCCACGGGCAGTCCATGAGTTGCTCCATGGTGGGGAATGAATCCTCGTCCGGTGCCAGCGTGTCGCGCCAGCCTTGTAGGAAATTTTTTACGTTGCTAGCGGTGTCCATTTCAGCCTCATCTTAGGGTGACCTTTTTCACAACTCCATTTCGCGCAGCACAGCCCGTCGCACCGTCGGCCGCCGTAAGTCTTTTGCGCGTGATGCCATTCGCCAAGATGTAAAGGAACTGGGTGTGGTTCTGGGCACATCTGGCACATACCGTTGGCTTGCTCCCAGACTTCGACTCGACGCTTGGCATGGTCCACTATTCCGTAAAGATACTGATGTCCGGCGTGCGACACGTAACTTTTACGGCTGGAAAACCCTGCCGCTTTTGTGGCTTTGCGGTCGCGCCGATTACAAAGCATTATTCTTGCCTAGGAGCACTGACCCTCACCCGTTTTTCTTTTCTATTACTGCGCTCCATGACGGCGCGAAGTAACGATTCGTGTCCGCGTCGCATACAGATGATGAGAAAATCCACTGCTTTTTCTTTGCCTAATATCCGTACAAAATCTTCCCAGAATTCGCTGAGGCTGACGATGGCCGCCGTGTCGCAGAGGATGCAGAACTTGCCAAGCTTGATGCCCCGGGCGCGGCGGTGCTCGCCCAAGCGCTTGAAGACCTGATGCTCAATGCAGGTAACGCAATGTTCGCCACCTGCGTGGTTCTTTTTGGTGCAGATCATTCGTCATTCTCGCATTGGCAAAACATCGGACGGCATAAGTAGCAAGCTGTCCTCTTGCAGTAAGGACAGACAACTAAAGCTTCTTTCCCGTGTTTTGGGCACGGTTTCGCTTCATCTAAAGCTTCTTGCAACTCATGTAATCCGTAAGTTGTTAGGACAATCACTTGAAGAGGCTCCCCCCGGGTTCACGGTGCACGGAGATCACCGGGATGTGGCCCTCTTCAAACTCCTGCAAACCGATCTTCCACAGACCGACAAGATTCCAGTACTTGCCGTTCTTCTTCACGAACACTTTGGAATTCTTACCCAGTCCCGCGTCGAGAAACGAAAAAAGTTTCTTGTCGAAGCAGCGGAAAGTTGGTTTCTTTTTGCTCTTGGTGACTACCATGGTGACGTCGCGCACCGGAATCTTTCCGGCCATGCCGGCGATGGAGTGCGTAATGGTGCCTTCCACCAGTGGGAGAAGATCTACATCTGCGGACTTTTCTTTCGCTGGTTCTGGTTGTGCGGTCGGTGTAGCGCCTTTCGGCCAAATCTCCGCAACCTGCTCCTCGGGGATCGGCGGCGGCGTGGGTTTCACCTCTATCGGTTCCTCGGCCTGAATCGCTTCGCGTTCAGCTTTCAGCGCAGCGTCGGCTTCTTCCACTCGACGGAGAGCTTCTTCAGCTTTCTTCGCTTGCGGACTTCCCGGGACATGACCGTGCGCGGCGTTTTCGTCGAGCGGTGCAGCAATGGGTTCTTCAGCGTCCGGATAGTTGATCTGGCGGCCTTCCGGAGTGTAGTGCGGACGGCCCTGCAACTCTTCGCGGATGTAGAGTCCGTCGGTCGCTGGCCATGCCTTGCGCACCGCATGCGCGGTAGCTACCTTTCCGAGCATGTGGCGGGGCATCTGCCGTACCATCGGAGAAGCTCCGATAGCAAATTTTGAATAGATTTCCTCGAAGTAAACCGTGGCTACTGTCGGCGTACTCATACCTTTCTTGAGCACTTTCACGCGAGCCCACTCCGGAGCCTTGAGAGTTCCTTTTTTCTCAAAGTAAGCCCAGTCGAAATTAGCCATGGGTCCGTACTCCGGCTCCTCGATCGAGCCGAAATCGGAGTGATCACGAGCGGCAATGTGCAGCAAACCATTGATACCTACCACAGCCACCCATTTCTTTTCTCCATCATCTTTGCGCGGAACAAACCAGATCTGGCCGCGGAATGGATCAAGCTTGTGGCGCCGGGAAATTTCCAGGCACAATTTCAACTCGTCGTCCGTGGCACCCTTGCAGATGGTCTTCTTCAACAAGTCGATCTGCTCCACGTTCAAATCCCACGGGCGCGGACCTGGCACCGGAACCCGCATGATGGCGGTCTGCGCACGGGGAGTCTTCACTGCTTTTCTTTTTGCTCGCATAACTGTCCTTTCAGATTTTGCAATTTAAATTCGATGAACGGGATCAACTGATTTAAGGGTTTCCGGCCGCGTTCTCCGGTGCGCATGTCGTGCCACTTGCCACTCGGCAGATAGATGTCCAGCACGCCGTTCACACGCAGGACAAACTCATCCACCGAGTAGCCTAGGGCGCGGATCTCGTCGGCGAGCCTCACACGCCATCCTTCTTGCAGGTGACGCCGGGAATTTCCGAGTTGAATTTCTTGGGATCTTTGGTTTCACGCGCATAGGTGGCCAAAGCCTTTTCGTCCAGCATCACGAACTGCTGCAGGAACTGCACACGCTTGGTGTCGCCCTTCTTGTAAGAGCGCAGAAGGTCGCGCAACAATTGTTTCGGATCGTCGATGGTAATCGGATAGGTGGTGCTGCGGCGGTATCCAGCCACGGCGGGGATCTCCGGAGCCACTGTGCCTTCCGGATGTTTCTTCTGTTCCTTGGCGGTCGCTGCGGCTTCCGCCACTTCGTAAGCCTTCATCTTCGGCAGGCAAATCGCTTCGATTTCGTTGCAGATGTTTTCCTTGGCTTGGCGCTTCTGGCGCACGTAATCGCGCACGCGTTCTATGACGCCGGAAAACGGACTCCACAAGGGAATGATTTCATTCTTGCGGATCGAGCGGACCTCGGAAAGCAATTCGCCGATGGCTGCGTAGTCTTCCTTGGTTTTCACCTTCAGATCAGCGGCTTTCGCTTTCAGCGGCAGCAACCGAGAATCGAACTGGTCATTGGCGGCGAGCGCCGTCTCCAGCGGATTCGCGAATGCCAGTGCCGGGATTATTTCTGTTTCCAGTGCAACGTTCTTGGTGCTCATGCTTTTCTCTCCTCGCGTTCTAAACTAGCTTCACTTGTTAAAATCACTTCTCTAAGCGTCCAAACTTTGCGCTTGCCCCTGGCTCCCTTTTTGCCCCACCCGTGAACTAGAATCATTCCTCCGGCGGTACGCCAGATCGCGGCCTTGGGTTCCGCTAGAACCTTTTTGAAACGTTTGTTGAAATTGGCGGCGCTGGTGGTCTGCACGAGTGCAATCAATTTCCGGTCGGGGTTGCACGCTAGAATGTCGCCAAATCCGTAGCAGTCCTGCCGTATGTGCGCGAACTGATTCCAGTGCTCGACAATGTGGCACAGCCAGCCATTCGTGCGCAGGTATTGCAAACTGCGTTGCGTGGGCTTACTTGCCACTGACCACCACCTGATATTCGTAGAGTCCATTTCCTAGGTGGCGGCGATTCACAATATGCTCGCCGAATCTTTTCTTGCGCAGGTGACGCAGTTGAGCGCTGACCGATGGAGCTGGATCGCCAGTATGTTCAGCGATATGCTCCAACGTGCGCCATCGCCCATCCCGCATCAGAAGAAAGATCCGCAGAAGTTGACCCGATAGCCGTACATCGTCGCGTTTCGGACTGTAATCCGCGCCGTCGAAGCGGACCTTGGTCGCTCCGGTGGCACGCTGCAATTTATCGACTATCGGGAATTCGGAAAAGAGTTTGCCTTGTTCCAAATCAATCCTCCCGTCCCGCTCTGGAGACTACGATGAACAGAAAGCCTACGATCACCGCAATCACCGCCACGCCGACCAGCAAATTTTTAAGCAGTTCAGTTCCGGCTCCGAAGTTCATTGCATCTCCGTTACTGTAATTGCTTCCAGTTTGCCGTCGATGTAAGTGTAATTAGGCTGATCCTCGCTGGGCACTACGCGGGTGTCGGTGACGGCGAACCACCGCATCATTAGGTCGCGGACATTGTCGAGCGCTTCCTGTTCAGTCGCGAATCGCAGGGCATTCCCGGTCCAATCATCGCGGGAAGTTTTCACTTCTGGTTTGTAGGAATTCGGCATGTCAGGTTCTCCCTTAGGTCAATTTTTGATTCGTAATACCACCGCGACACGAGTCCTTCTTCGTGCCACCTCAGAACTACGATATTTTTGCAATGCTGGCACTGCGAGACAGGTTTCGGTTTATTTCCGCGAACGATGTCATTCCGTCCAGTTACAGGCAAATCGCAAAACGGGCAGCGTTGGTCAATCACGGTTGCACCATCAGGAGTAGTTGCTCCGCGCCGTACACTTTCTTTTCGCCGCAGTATTCGCAGCGGACTTTTTCGGCGTCTGGTTCGATGGGTTCGATCTCTTCACCGCAAGAGATGCAGAAACCAACCATTTCTTCTTTGAACATGCAGCGCTCTGCCGCATCCGCAATCCGGTCCAGTGAAATTGGAATTTTCATTGCAGCAGACCTCCGTGTATGCATTTGAGTCCATCGTTCGTGGCACCGGAAAAAATATCCGCAACGTAGCGCGGTTCGACGGCGATGGCATTGCCAAGCGTCTGCACGTCACCTTCGATATGGGAATCCAGCCAGCGCTCGCCTACGGGGCTGACCGGACGGATGAGAAACAGGGAGAAATGGTTTTCAAAAACAAGGTCTGCTTTGCGGTTAATTTTCACTTGCCACCTTCCTTGGCCGGATTGTCGGACCAGACATTCGCAAGCACCCGGGCAATGATTTCGATGGCGTTATCAATCTGATCCACTTGGTCCGGAGCGATGTCGCCCGAGACGCGGTCAGCCATCAGGTCAGCAGAGATGTCCAATAGCGAAATCGAGTAATTCATGAGAAGCTGCGGCTTGCTCAGGAGAGTTGTAGGTGTATTCGCAATTACAAATGGGAACTACTACAAGGGACTGGCCGTCGCGCACCCATTCGTACGCATAGCAGGTGCCTTTCTCCGCTTCAAAGGTCCAGCCGGAGGTGCCAGATTCATAACCTGTGATGTCTTCCGGAAGTTGTGCGTGATACGTGATGTTCTTGAATTGCGGTTTGGTGATCATGGTTCGCGTCAGCCTCCTTGGCTGTAGCTACCTAACATGCACCCCAAGTATGAGGGAACCCATAATTGTTGTCAAGCGAAATCGACAGGGCGACCGAAAATAAATATTGCGCCATTCACCTAATTTCACTTGACAACAATTCAATAGGGGTGAGAAGATAGGCACATCGGGGGAACGTGAATATGACTCGCCTTTTAACCGTAGTAGCTACCCGCCAAGAGATTAGCCTAAGAACCTCCTTTGTTTACCCGCCAATTCCAGTACGTTCGCTCGATTGGCAAGCCATCGACGACGACACCTATGACGCCAGCTACGAAGGCGAGGACGAATCCGGCTCGATTTGGCACACTAGCCCGATGGGCACTGGCGAAACAGAAACGGATGCCATCAACGCGCTCCTCGACGAACTGGAGGCGCGATGAGCCGCTTTTACGTTTGTAGCGAAAGCAGGGAAACCCGTTGCATTTTTACTGAATGGTCCATGCGTTTGCTTTGGAAGCGAACTGGTGGCGAGATTGCACGTTGTATCCGGCATGGAATGCTTATTGACTACGAGGCCGACGCGGCCAGCAAAAAGGAATTGAGGGAAAGACTAGAAAGGCCGAAGGAGCACTGATGAGTTATGAAGACGCCCGTGAAGATATGGCCTACCGCTATCACAGCGCGGTAGACGACGAGGAACCGGAAGAGGACAATGACGACGAAGAGGCTGAACAAGATGAAAGCAATTAAGCCCCGCCCCGTGGGACGACCGCGCAAGGAAGCCACGGAGATCGTCTACGTGCGCATGCCGCAGGGATTGATGAAGCGCATTCGCGCCAAGGCCAGCATTGACAAGAGCGAAATCTCCAAGACGATCAGCACTATTCTCGAAAACGGACTCAACGGGAAGTGAGGTAGAATCTCGCCCATGCTTTTACCTTTCAGTGAAGAGCTGGTTGTCACCACTCCATTCGATCCGGAAATGGCCGCGCTCGCTGATCGCCATTATTCTCGGCGCACGGTTGGAGCTCGCCAGTTTCTAAACAACGGACGCAAGATCGTAATCCGCAATACTGAAGGCACGATTCTTTTCGGTTGGATCTGGGCGCTGGATAATATGCGTTTCGACAATCAGTCTGGTTACAACTGCGCGATATTCAGAAACGAATCCTCTAGAAAATCTAGCGATGTAATTCTCGAGTGCGAGCAAATAGCGTTTGATCGCTGGGGTCCGAATCGCATGTTCACTTACGTTCATCCGAAGAAGATCGCGAGCGTAAATGCGGGCTATTGTTTCAAAATGGCTGGCTGGAAAAATGCGCGGACGGACGACGGAGAAATTAAAATCAGTACCAGTGGCCAGCACTTACTAGTGAAGGAGTTGCCGTAAAAATGAAAAAGGGAGAATCAGGAAAACCCAGGAAGCGGCCCACGGCACTCCAGTCCCGCTTCGCTAAAGAGTACATGGTCAGCAAGAGTGCCGCGCAAGCTGCTCGTGCCGCAGGATACTCTCCGAAGCATGCCGCGCAATCCGGATATCAGGCGCTACGGCAATTGAAGGTTCCGGAGTTGCTGGACGAAGCCGGATACTCACTACCCGTTTTGATCAAGAAATATCTGGCTCCGAAACTCGAGGCCAAGGAAACGAAGTTCGCGACGGACGAAGGAGAATTCACCGACTTCGTGGAGATGGAAGACAACGCCGCGCAACTGAATGCCATCGATAAAATGCTGCGCATGCATGGAGCTTACGCCCCGACGGATCCCCGCGAGGCTGCGCAATTCGGCGTGAAAGTGGTGATCATCGACGTGCCCCGGCCGCAGATTGGCGTGTACATGCCAGACGTCGGCCCGGGACAGTTGCCGCCAGTGAGTCCAAAGCCAAACGGAGCAAATGGGCTAAATGGCGCGAAAACGAACGGAAACAAGCCCCCCAGAGAATATCCCGCTTGACAGTATATCCCCTATTAGGTATAGCTTGTCCTATGAAAACCTTATTGCTTAAACTGGACGACGACATTTACAACAGTTGGAAAGCTTCGGCGACCGAGGCGCAGTTGAAAGTCTCGGAATGGATCCGCCGGCAATGCAATCGTGAAGTGAGAAACGGCAATGGAAACACGAATGATCAAAACCTGTCACGGGCTGCAAGTCGTGAAGTTCCACGACGGCGCACTACTGCCGCCGGACATCAGCCCGGACGCAGAGATTCGGACTTGGTGGGTGCCTCAGGAACGGCTGGTGTACCCGCCCGAGCCACGGCTGTCACCGAAAGAAATCAAGAAACTGTACGAGATGATCAAACGGGGCGCGAAAACGTTCCCCAGCCAGTAGTCCACACAGCAACCTCCCATCGCTATACCTGCCTCTGTCCCACCTGCGTCGGCTGGCGCAAGTGCAATGGCATTCCTGTGGGCGGTCCCATCAAGAAAGAAAAGAAATGAAAAAATTCTTCATCAGCATGGCCATCACTCTGATCGGCTTCGTGCTTCTGATCCTGTTTCTGGTCTATGTGCAGTAAAAATAAAAAGGAGAACTCCCATGAAAGTAAATCTCAATGCCCCGTACCGCCACGACCCGTTTGCTGCGATCCGTTTGCTGGATGACGAACAGGAAGACCGCGAACGTTTGGTGCAAGCCACGACTGCCGTTTATTCCAAGCGTTCCCGGCCGCGCATTACTTTACGGATGGCCGTGATCATCATCGCCGCATTTCTGCTGTCGTTTCTTTTTCTGAACGTCTGGCCTGCGAAAGCGGATTCGCTGACCACCAATCAGATCGCGCAGGAGATCAAGCAGCAGTCGGCTCTTTCTCTGCACCAGAATGTCGCATACCTCTGGGCCAGCAATCTCCTGGCGGCGCAGGATCCCGCGGTTTGTTCCTACTGCGCACAGGAGCCTGATTCGCTGCAACTGTCCATCAACGCGGTGCTCAAAGCCATCGGCCTCGAGCAATCGCTGGCCGGATTAACTTTTTGCAATCTCACCAACTGCACCATCGCCAATTCGCAATCGATGATCGCCATCGACGACCGCGTCAGCGTGACTCTCGCTCCACTGTCCGTACACTTCGGAGAAATTCCTGTTTCCACGCTGGAACCCGCGTCCGTAGCGCTGCTGGGATGTGGGCTGCTTTATTTCTTGGTTCTGCGCTTGCCTAAGAGGAAGCTATGAGCGACCAAGGTAAAAACGACATGAATGGGCGGGACCTGAAACCGTTTGAGCGGGAAATGTACCTGCTGGGGACGGATGTAACCAATGCCGTGCTTGGCACCAGCGGCAATGATTCGATTGATCGAGCGTTTGAGATGCTGATGGAGAGGGTGCAGCCGGTGCTGGTGGCAGGGCAGCAATGTGCGGAGTGGCTCGAACCAGGGATTCCGGGCGATGACCGTGCAAGGGATATGTGGATAGCCGCTCTCGCTAAGTTAAGAGAACAAGGGCCGCACAGCCTATGAAGATGTGTACAAGCTGGTGGTGAAGGAATACTTGAAATGGAAGGGGAAACGAGTGTTGCGTGCGTCTCCCGCCGTGTCACAGGAGCGTCACTATCATGTTGCGGGAGAGCACGGGATATTTGATCGCTGTGCAAAATGCGGAAAAGACTTACGCAACTCGATTCATATTGGAGTTGGTGACTGAGCAACGCACCTGATTCTCAGGCCTGGTGGTGAAGCAGTATCTGAAGTGGAGGGGGAAGCTGTGAGCAAGAAACTGAATATCAGCATCGCTTCTGATTACGCCGTCATGGAAGCTGGAGTGTTTCGTTTTTACTATGGCTATGAATACGGAAGAAATGAAAATGGCGAAATCTGGGGCTTTAGAGCCACGAAGAATAAAAAGGTTATTTTGGAATATCCCGTAGAGGGATTTGCAATTGAAACCCATGAAGGTTTGCTGGAAGGTATTGGTAAATATTTGGCTGGTCTGCCATGAGCGGCGCAGACGAGAAGATGCGAGCGGTGCTGGAGCAGATTGCGTTTGATTGTCGGCGTAGAGACGTTACGTTTATTCAGTTAGTGCTGGAAGAACGCTTAGGCCCATTGCTACTAGCAGGTCAGGAGATGCGGGAGCATCCAATCCGAAGAAGATTAGAAAATGTTGAAGCTTGGGACGCTGCCCTCGCAGCAGCGCAGGGCGAGCCAGAGAAAGAGAGCGGACGATGAGCAAAGAGAATAGTGTTTTGCAAAATTGGGTTATGGATTTGCCGCTGCGTTTTCAGGGCACGCTTTTGACCGCCGTGCGCGGTTGCGACGACGAGGCTAAACGCTGGACTAGCACTGGCGTGGCCTACTCGCCGGGGCGCAGGTTGACGGCTTTCATTCGCTGGTGCTTTATGAATCCTGCCGACGTACGGGAAGTAGACAGCGAGGAAGGCGCTTTTTTTATGTCATCGCCACCCGACCCGTTCAAGCCATCGGAGTTTGGGCACCTTCCGCAGCATTGGTATTCGCACGCGATGCACGCGCTAGAAATAATCGCTTATTGTCATCCCGACGCAGCCGTAGCAGACAAGGCTTTTCAGTTGTATGAAAAGATGGTTCACAACCTACACCTGAACGTGGAGATTTACGCGCAAATGCAAAAGCGCCTCACGGAAGACCGGATTGCAACCGGGACTGTAGTCAGTTAGGAGACTACCCGATGAAGCGGAGCGAGAGATAAATTTACGCAGTTAAATCAAAGGAGAAATCGAATATGAGGAGTTTCACGCAACTTACTCGAAATCAGACCGTGACTGGCAGCATTGGAAAGAAGTGGCCGAAAAAGCAAATGTCTGTACGGATTGCCAATTGAATCGGCGCCAAGCCAAGGGAGAACAGCGATGAGCGAGTTGACCATTATCGAACAGATTCGCGAGTGGATTGGTGACTTAGGCTTTCGAGTATTCTTGTGGTCGCGGGGCTGGACGGCAGAGCTATTTATAGCCCTTGTTAGGGGAGAGCGATGAGCGAGGAGAAGCAGGAAGCACGCGAGCCACTGGTTGAGTTGCGTTCTCTGTGGATGGAACGAGCAAAGAGATTGCGTCGCGACCCGGCCTATACCGACTGTGCTGCCACGCTGGAGTCTTGTGCCGATGAGCTTAGTTCGGTATTCGGCCAGCCACAGGAGAAAGCGCAACCGGAGCCGTTCACAGTAAACGCGACAACGCGAATCAGTCCGATGCGTGAATGTGGGCTAGAGATTCGCTGCACTGAACCACATGGTCATACAGGAGCGCACTCTTGGTCGAAGGCAATGGCTGAGAAGGCGGCGCAGCTATTGAGCGAAGCTGTTCGAGAAGCTGCCATGAATTTCGAGAAGCTCAATGAAGAACCTCCTGTACGGTCGTATTTCTGCTCGCTCTGCACTGCGCCAAGGAATGCAGATATGCCTACTTGGGAACAGGTTGAGCACACGCCAGAATGCCTCGTCTCGCGTTCCCGCTCCCTCGCTGGCAGTTCGGTGTTGGGAGCCGCCACCACCACGAGCACGCAGCCGCATCCGAATGAAGTAGCGCAGGAAATTGTCGATACATGGTGTAGTTTGTACCCACGAGAAATAGCCAACACACATCGAATCGACTTGCACAAAAGAATTGCTGACGCGATATTCAAGCGCGACTTGCAAGCCAGCCCGGTCGCCCCGCCGAGGGAGGAGGTGCGGGCGCTGGTGGCGAAGTGGCGTTCTGGCGCTAAGTTCGTAATGGGTGACGCCGATTCAGAGTGGCGCGGGGGTTGTAGCTGGCAACTTAAAGTGTGCGCTGACGAGCTAGAAGCCGCCATTCCCACGCAGCCGCAATGTTACTGGAACTACGACGCTCTGCCTTGCGCTAAATGCGGAGGGATACACGATGGTGGGTGTGCGGCAACCCCGCTCTGCGGAAGACATGGGGAACCCAACTGCGCCGAATGCAACTCACGCGAAGCAGCCCTTGCGTCTACGGAGGATATATTCCTTGTAACAAAACCCCCCTCGCCAAGCGCGAAGGTGCTCCCGTCTGAGTGGCATCCGCGATGGGACGTGAATATGTTGATCTACTACTTGCGCGAACTCCAAAAAGAGACGGGTGCCGCCCTAAACTCAGACGACGCTGCCGTTGTGAATGAAATCGAAGCGCGCTGGCAGGCTCCTAGCAAGGCCACCCCGAAGCCACCGCAGGACGTTAATCTTCCAGTTGAATTAGCCAAACAGCGAGTGCGTTCTGCCGAGCAGGTGATGAAACTGGGCTACATCAAGGCTACTCGCAACACTTCAGAAGGCGAGATACGCTTTGTGGCGCGTGATGATGTGATTACAGCCATTCGTGCCAGCGCCGAGCAAGCATACGAAGGAACGCTTGCAGCATGTCCAGATTGCGCCGCTACCCCGACGCAGCCGCCAGAGAAGGTTCCTTTGCCGGGACAATCAGCCGAGTATGACGACGCTGAAAGAATCTTGTACGAAGTGGCACATCTCAAGTATGACCACAATAAAATAGTTGCTTTGATGAACTGGAAGCTGGCCGCTACCCCGACGCTGAGGGCTCAGCCGTGAGCGCAAACTCAAACGCCTTTGAATGGTGTCCGGTTTGCGGAGGAGCACATGCGCATTGCTCAAGAGGCTGTGCCGGATGCGACGACCCCAATTCACCACAGCCGCGCTATGCCAGCCGTTTTTGCGAAGCCTGCGGCGAATCGTTCTGTATCGAATGTCTGCAACGGCACCAGTGCGAGGACGAGTTTAATCACTGGACGGTACGCGACCTTGCATTAAAGAATTTCTGGGGAAAGTGGAAGGTATCGCGGGAGTTCGCTGATAGCAAAGTGTTGCGTGGCTCGATTGATTGGTGGATGGCAGCTAGAAAACACTTTCTGGAATTGGGCGGTTACTATAAGGAGCAATTGCCATGACGCAGCCCTTGCGGCCACCAACACCGCACAACATTCCCCGACGCAGCCGGACACGAAGGAGCAAAAATGAGCGACATACAAAGCGGTTTTCACTGGCGAGATGGTTGGTACTTCAAACGGCTGGAAGATGGCAGTGTGAGAGTTTCACACGTCACTCATCCGCCGTTTGAGGGAAAGCTAGAACAACAATTTGTTATCCCTGCCGATCCGCAAAAAGCAGATGAGATGGCATTCGCGCAAATTGAAGGGAAAGTCCAATGAGCGACGAGCAACAGAAGGGACAACAGGACGTTGTAGCTATTCGTAAGAAGGCAGAAGAGATTGCGTATCGTTACGGCATTGCAGGCGTGGAGTATTTTCTGGTGCAAGAGATTATGACACTGGTTCTCACCACCTGTGAACAGAGAAAGAGGGACGGGGCTAGTGACATGGGCACTCGCGGTTTCACCAGGAACCGCTTCTTGGTCAAGGCCAAGAACTTAAGAGAAATGCGGGTACGACGTACCGCCGTTAAGAGCGTGGAATATCGAGCGCCCTTGTGACTAGCCAGAGCCACGGAGCTAAGGGGAGGGAAGGATGCCAAAGCGGATTCAACGCAAGCGCACGAAGGGCTGGAAGATGCCGACAAATGCTGTCTACGTTGGCCGTCCTACCATTTGGGGTAACCCTTTTCGCATAAGCAACGGGGATTGTGACCATCCTGATTGTGGGCCGAAGTCGCACCCACCACTAACCGCGCAGGAAGTTGTGGAAGCGTATCAGCGCTACCTGCCTGGATTGCTCAAGGTTCAGCCAGCAGGATTGATTGATCGGCTTCGCGGAAAAGATTTGGCGTGCTGGTGCGCGCTAGACCAGCCTTGTCATGCAGACGTGCTACTAGAAATTGCGAATGGCTAAGGGGAGGGAATGGCAATGACGCACGGCAGTGACACATGCTTCTGCGGCGATTATCGCTCGCAACATAATCGCGGAGCGAGCAAGACGTGTGCGGTCTGCGGCTGTTCAGGATTCAAGGACGGCAGGCCAGCGACAAAAGAAGAACGCGCACACTGGGAGCAATATCATGGGAGTCACGCCATCTGGCGCAGGGCGGAAAGGAAAAGCAAGTGAGCGACATAAAGCTAGGCGACAAAGTTCAGATCATTGGTACCTGGATTATTGGCAAAGTAACTGAGATAGACGATCATCCGTTTGAGTACCCGCAGGTCAAAATTGAGTATGAAGCCGCTGGTGGCCATGTAGAGACTTGGCAGAGCAGCAGATTCGCTCAAGTTGTCGAGCGCCCAAGCAACCATACCAGCGTACAACGGGCAGTGACCAGCGAGGATTGATTTGTGTTAGACTCTCGCACCAAGGAGCTCCGATGAAAAAACTTGCACTTCTCTTCCTCGCATTCTCGTTGTCTGGCTGTTCTCCCCTCGAGCGCCAGGCGTACAACGTTGTGGTCGGAGCGAAAGCTTTTCTCGACAAGGAAAAACAGAATCATCCCGAATGTCCGGCGGCTGCGACCTCGACGGTTTGCGTGGATCTCGGGAAAGCGGTTGGCGCAAAAGATGCCTTGATCGACGCCATCACCGTCTACTGTAGCGGTCCAGACTTCAATGCTGGCGGTGCGTGCAACGCTCCAGACTTGCATACCGCCGCTGGCGTGCAGGCCGAAGCGAAATTACGTGCGGCGATCACCAACTACAATCAGATTTCTGCGGATCTCAAAACCGCCACGGGGGGGAAGTAGAAATGTACCTAACTCTGCTCGATCTGGGCATTCAGTTCCTTCTTCCATTTCTCTCTGGCCTCAAGGGCGGCAAAGCCCCGGCCGAAGTGCTGGCCGCAGTGCAAGCGGCGATCGATGCCATCCTCGCGCACAAACAAGATGTGATCTCGAAGTCCAATCTCGATTCTATGCGCGGCTGAAAATGATTTCGCTGAAGAACGCCGACGGCTCCAGAGTGCTGGTGCTCGATCAGACGGATCTGATCACACTGCGCACGGAGCCGCTGGCCACTTCCGATTTGCTGCTGGCTCTTTCTCCCGATCTGGCGTGGACCGCTGCGGCGTTCCGCGAAGCTGAAGGAAACGGTGGACTGACCACGCAGAAAATTCTCGCCATTCTCGCCACCAGCCGCGCAAAACCGCAACCTGGAGAATAATCACCAAGCATTGTCCTTGCAGAACGTCCCGCCTAAAAGTAGACTCAACTCCGGATAGTGTCAGTACGGGTGAGGGCTGTTCCCCGGGAGTGGAGCGGCCCTTTTTTAAATTCAAGCCTATGAATGGACGCTTCGTGCATGAAGAAAGTCCTGAAGGCCGACTCGCCGCCATTGCGGTCTCCATCGCTATCGCATTCTCAGATCGCCACGCTAAAACAGGAAATGGACCCAGCGCACGGGATGTCGCCGACCTGCGCGATGCCTTGCGTCCCTACGTACAGCGTGAACTGTTGCGTGCCAGGCTCGACGAATTCGAGAGAAACCACAACGGCAGAAACAGCAGGCGCTCCGCTCTGATCAAACAGCTGTACGAGTGCGAAGCCAAAATACCTGCGGAGCATCGGCTGTGACCGAATGGATTACTGTCTCCGTATTCGTTGTCGGTGTTGTATATACTGCTGGCAAAATCATTTCAGGTTCACGCGCCGAGATCCGCCAGTTGCGCAATGACCTGAACGGGCTGGGCAGAAAAGTTCGCCGGCAGCACACTGTTGATATGCTGCTCATCGCCATGACCAACGACCGGACGGAAAGATTCCGGCTGGTGGAACTCCTGAAAGAAGATTGAACGGAATGTCTACAGCAGCAACAGACCTCGACATAATTGCCCCGCACGAAAAGATCCGCATTAGCGATTTCTACGAGCCTTGGGCGCATCAGGAAGCTTTCCATTTATCCGGAGCAAAATACAGACTCCAAGTTGGCTCGTTCGGAAGCGGAAAATCCCGGCCTCTTTTGATGGAAGGAATCCTGCATGCGGAAGCGGTTCCAGGCAGCAACAACATCATCCTCCGCAAAACGATTCCAGACCTGAAGCGCACGGTGATCGACAAGTTCCTGGCGGATATTCCCAAAGGTCTATACGAACGCGGTTCGCAGCAGAAAGGAACCTACAACCAGTCGGACCATATCGTGTACTGGCCTCCAGTGCTGCAATGGAACGAGGACGGAACGCCAAAGATCGGCGCCGACGGCGAGCAGGAATACCGGCAGAGCAAATTATATTTCGGCGCATGCGAACGAATCGAGGACGTCAGCAAGTTCCTGTCGACGGAATTCCTTTTCGTGGGATTCGAGGAATTAGGAGAGTTCCCTTTTCCCATCTGGGACGCATTCGCCGGACGCAACCGCTGCCCGATACGTGGATCGCGCCCGTGCATGGCCGGGTCCACAAACCCCATGGGCATCGGCTGGGGCTGGATCAAGAAACTGTTTATCGACAAGCAGCCTGTTTTCGGAATGGATCCGGATAAATACAAGCCGCGGGACTACTGGTTCATTCACTCCACTGTCGACCAAAATCCGATTTACGCCGAGGATAAGGAATATATCGAGAAGCTCGAAGCTTCGCCGCTGCGCGACAAGATTCGCTGGGGGCGTCTCGATTCGGTTACCGGACAATACTTCGACAACTGGGATCCGGCCAATCACATCCTGCCGGCGGAATCTTTTCTGTTCGAGCCATGGAATCCGGTGTGGGTCGGCTGGGACTATGGATTCGGACACTACGCCACAATCACTTTCTGGACCAAGGCCACACTCAAGCCGCGGTTGCCTGTCGGAGAATTCTCCCGGGCGCGGATCGTCAACGTATGCATCGGAGAACTGGTTCTGCATGAGATGACCATCGAGGAGCAGGGGCAGCAATTCATGGCCATGCTTCCGCAAATCGGCAAGACCATCAACATGCGCAGGCTGGTGGAACAGCCTCTCGATGCGGATGACGCTTTCGAGCCGGATGAACGCGACGACTGCATCCCGGCGCCGATTTCCAGCATTCATTTCTCCTGGGAACGGTTCATGAAGACCAGCAAGAGGAATGGCATCAAGCGCAGCGTGTCCGACGATCTTGGAGATCTGCTGGCGCTGAACAACATTGTGCGACCGCTGCGCAGCAACACGGATCGCGTGGCTGGATGGTCAAAAATATATTCGCTGCTCGATCGCTACGAACTGTTCCTGCTGCGCGGGGCGTGTCCATTGCTGGCCGAGGCGATTCCTCTGGCTGTGCGCGGAGACGGCATCTCCTGTTCGCTCGAGGATGTGGTCAAGCCAAAAGGATTGTCGCTCGAGGATGACCTGAACGATTCGGCTCGCTATGCCGTGGCTGGCGTGCTGCTCGAGGAAGAAGGAGAAAAGCCCGACAACATCAAGCTTCGTGATAAACTCGCGGGCATCAAAGATCCGATGCGGCGGCATGTGGAGATGTACAAGCATTTCAATAAGCAGAAAGCGCAGGAACGCCGCGGCCCGGTGGGGCCGACAATTCCTTCCTGGGTAAACCGGGTGAAGGGGCAGCCGTGAGAGAAAAAATTCCCGTCCATGAATTGGTAGTAGTTTCCGTGCGCCGTAAGTGGTTCCCTGGACGACTTGCAATTTTGGCTTTTATGGTTGGTTTGTATAAGGTCTGGCCTATTAATCACCTGATATGGCGAAAACCGTGATGGATAGGCGAAAATTCATGCAGTCAATTCTCGGAGTCGCCGCTGCTACGGCGCTGCCGTCCGAAGTGTGGCCATTCCGTAAGATATTCTTGCCAACGTTTGATTTGGTTGAGCCAGAATTTGTCGGGCTATCCCGTCTTCCGTATCCTGGTCCACTAACCGAAGCGCGTGTTTCAGCAGCAGAACTAGAAGCGTTCGCCAAGCAAATACCCGATCTATTTTTTGCGAAGCGAAGACTTTACGAATTGCTCATTAAAGAATCGAACATGTCGGACATAAGGCTGGCGAAGAGTGAACCAGTTTTTCGTGACGGAATCTGGCATGCCAAGAGGGGTTTGTTCACATGAGTTGGCGTGATTTCTTCAAATCTTCGCATACCCTGTGGCTCGAGAAAGAGGTCGAGTTCCTGAAAAAGACTCACGCCGAGGAACTTTCCCGTGTTATGGTGCAAAACGATAAGTTGCGGGACGAGCTACAGAGGACACGGATTCTTCTTTCGCCCGGCCTGCAAGCTGTTACACTTCCGCACGAGAACGACGACGAAACGCCACCGCCTGTAATGGAACCACTGAGCGGGACTCCATGGCAGCGTCTCAAAGCACAAATGATCAGAGAAGACGATGAACGCTGGCGCAAGGCGCAAGCCAAGCAAGCCACGCTGGCACAGGGAGAAACAGATGGCGTACAACGCGAAGGACGGGTCGACGCACCACAGCGCGTCGAGGGCAAGTCTTCATGACGAATTAGGCGAACGCAAACTGAACAAGCCAAACGCAGAGCACAGAAATCCTCAGTCAGGTGTTTCCGGCCAAACGCAAGACGTCTCCAACATGAAGATCAAGGATGTGGTCGCCAAGCACGGATCGGCGCACGAGATCCACATCAAGCACGACCACGCCGGCGGCATGCATCACGTCACCTCGCACCACAAAGGCGCACACCACAAGTCGACGCACGGCAGCGCCGACGAAGCGCACATGCACGCAGGGATGGCGGCCGGGATGAATACCGGAGACGAAGAAGAAACCGAAACACCGGACGAAGCGGCGAACGAGAACGAGCAGGAAGAAGGGCAAGGCGCGATCCCCGGGATGGCGTAAATGCCCTGGACCAGGAAACAAGTTAAGTATTTATTCTCGTCCGGTTCTCCGTTGAGTGGCGAGCAGAAGAACAAGATGCACGCGGAGCTGCACGCCAATCCGGCGATGGGGCACATGCAAAAAGGATCGTCGCGCATGGGGCGAATCTTCAAACAGGCGAAAAAGAAAACTTGAAAGACCATCCCATCCCGCACTACCCCGCCAAGGACAAAAACATAGCGGGGATGCGCGTCCCTAAGGGCGGCAGCATGTGCGGCAACTGCAAGTTCCTGAAGGACCGGGAAAAGAAAGTCTGCGGCGAACCTAATTTCGTGAAGTGGAACGGATCGGAAATCATTCCTGGGAACATCGACGCATATTGCTCGATGTGGTACGAGCCGAGAAATCTGCTGATGCGAGGAACCAATGGCTAAACTGACTTCCGCAGGGCGCAATGCGCTATCGTCAAAATCATTTGTGTTCCCAGAAAAGCGCAAGTTCCCCATTCCCGATGCCTCTCACGCCCGCAATGCATTGTCTCGTGCCGGAGCCAAGGGCGGCGAGGTTGAATCGAAAGTGCGTGCCGCAGTGCATCGCAAATTCCCTGGTATCGGCAAGAGCGATGGAAAGAAATCGCGCATGGGCCAGATATTCTCAGGAGCTCGCAAAAGATAAATGGCTACGGCGGCGACAATTCCGCACGGGCTGACCGGGTCGGACACGCAAGAGCACGATGAGCCGAAGTACGGCATCGGTGTGCTTGCGGGCCTCGAGTTCTCGAATGTTCCCAACGCGAAACTGGACGACGAACAAAAGAAAGTCATGCAGGAGCTGGTGAAGAAGGCCGAGAAGCGTGACTACCCTGCTCGCCTTGTCGAAGTGATTCAAGCCTGGGAAGCGGCTTTGTTCTACCGCGGCTTTCAATTCCTAGTTCCGCAGCGCGGCGGCGGCTGGCTGATCCCCGGTGAATCGACAGGCTACGGACCATCCATGCAGATGGATCTGTCGCTGCTGGCCACGAATATTTATTCGGCTCGAGGACAGATGATCATCGCGGCGCTGACCCGCGCCGTGCCCGGTGTGCGTTTCGGCCCTGAGAGCGGAAACGACGACGCGCAGATCACCGCAGCGGAATCAGCCGACAAATACATCGAAGTCATCCGCAGAAACAATGATTTGATCATGACCCAGACCGACGCATCGCGTTATGCGTGGACCGACGGCCGCTGGACTTACTGGAATCGTTTCGTGAAGGACGGGCAACGCTTCGGCTTGGAAGAAGATGACGCGCCAGACAACATCACGCCGGAAACAGAACCGCCCGATGCCGGAGCGCAAGGTCCGGTGGAAGGCGCAGCCGCCGAGGCCACGCCGGAGAGTGTGGAAACCTCAGAAGCGGTTCCCCAGGACGAAGAAGCGCAGCCTGAAGAGGTGCAACAAACTCCAGCGAAGCGCACGCCTCGCGGCCAGGAAGTGCGAACCTGCCACGGAAAACTCGAAACCAAGATTGTGCCGATGTCGGCGAATGATCAGAACGAAGCCGATGTATTTATTTTGGAGTACGAAGTGGACTGCGCACGGGCCAAGGGAATGTTTCCGTGGGTGGCCGACGACATCAAGTCCGGATCGAACGCTCCGGCCGACGGCGAGATCGCCCGCCTCGCAAGACAGAACGTCAAGCTGGGCATGCAGTCTTCCTACGTGACTTCAGATTCAATCGCCAGCGACTGCACGGTGAAACGCATCTGGATGCGCCCCACATGGTTCATGGAGATTCCCAAGGAAAAAGCGGAGATCCGCGACAAGTTCATCGAAATGTTTCCGAATGGGTGTCTGGTGTGCTACGCGGGAGACACCTACTGCTATTCGCGCAATGAATCAATGGACGATTCGATCTCTATCGGGCAAGCGTACTCAGGCGACGGACAGAACCGCAACGCCATGGGCACATCGACCATGCCCATTCAGAAACGCTTGAATAACTGGCTCGATTTAATGAACGATTTCTTTACCCGGGCCATTCCCACCAAATGGATGGACAACAAAACATTCAATGTGGAAGCGGTGCGCGGCCAGACCAACATCCCGGGGGATATCCGGCCATTCAAATGGAAGCCCGGCGTTCCGGTCACCGAGTTGATCTTTGTCGAACCCGCAGTCATTCCTCCACAGAGTCTCGCCGACTTCATCAAGGAATACTCTGGGCCTTTGGCAGAGTTGCTCTCGGGAGCATATCCCGCACTGGCTGGTGGCGACGTGGGAACGGCAGATTCTGGCGTCGCCATTGCCACTCAACGTGACTCTGCGTTGGGTCGCCTTGCGCCGACCTGGCACGCGCTGAAGAAATGCGAAGCGGAATCAAGCAAGCAGATGGTGCGCTGGGCCGCGAAGTGCCGCGACGGAAGTGTGAATGAAAAGATTCCCGGCGGCGAAGTGATCCAGCTGGAGATCAACGATCTCAAGGGAAATATTCTTTGCTACGCCGAGAGCGACGAGAATTTCCCAGAGACTTACACGCAAAAGAAGAATGCAGTGATGAAACTATTCGACGACGCGGCCAAGAACCCCATGCTGGGCGAGGTGGTATATAACGCCGCAAACGTTTCTTTCTTCCAGAGTATGATCGGCTTGCGCGAACTGTATATACCGCAGGTAGCGGCCCGCAACAAGCAACTGGCGGAAATCGAATTACTGCTGGCCTCAGAAGCCGTGCCTAATCAGAAATGGGAACTGGCGCACGAGCAACTCGAGAAGATGAAGACCATGGGTGTTGTTGATATTCAATTAGCGAGAGCGCAACAACAACTCGCAAATTCCGGCCCTGAGGATGTGCAGAGCGCCGATCAATCTTTGTGGTCTTCCTCGATTCCTGTCGATGGCCCGACCGAGGACAACGAAACCGAAGCCGCGACATTGTGGCAGTGGTTGAACGGCGCCGAAGGGCGCAAAGCCAAGCGGCAAAAGCCCAACGGATATGCCAACGTGCGCTTGCACTATTTGGAGACGGTTGCCGCGGCGCAAGCCAAGGCCGCCGCATCGGGCGCACAGCAAGGCAAGCCGCCAAGTCTCAGCGCAAATTACAAAGATGTTGCGGCTCTCGATAAGGGCGCAGCCGATCAGTTGCTGCTGAAGGGCGGAATCACGCCCACAGCCGGAGCCACACAACCTCCCGCAGGTCCGCCTGCTGCAGCAACGCCGCAAAAAGAACCCGCAAAACCACTACCCACGGGTGCGCCTGAACAGCCGCCCAGTCGAGTACAGTAAGAAAAAATCGGGGAGGAAAAAGTAATGGACGATCTAGGAAATGTAGGCACTGCTGTAACCGATGGCGCTGCTGTAGAAACCGCCGACACCGGAGCAGCGGTTGAAACCACGGAAACACCGATCAGCACGCCACCGCCAGTCAGCGACGATCTGCCGCAACCTGCAACGCCAGAAACTCCAGAAGGCGCAGAAGCGGAAGCCGGCGACGAAGGCAGCGAAGAAGCGGAGTTAAGCGGCGGCGGAGACGCCAGTCCTGCCGAGTTAAAGATCCGCAAAGACATCGCGGAACTGAAGAAAACAAATCCGGAAGCAGCCAAGCAATGGGCCAAGGAACACTACTCGCTGGGCGCTTACCAAAAAGAATTCGGCACGGTGCAGGAAGCTCGCGGCGCAAAGGCCACGATCGATTCCCTGGGTGGCGAAGAAGGCATCAACGCTCTGCAGGACGAGGTCGGCGACTTCCGCAAAGAGATAGCGCAATTCAGGGATGGCGATCCGGCATTACTGCAGGATCTCTACGCCAACAGCCCAGAGTCCACGATCACCGCGGCACAAAACTTGATGGACATGCTGATGGAGAAAAACGGCGAGCACTTTGATCAAGCCGTGATTCCGGCGATGTACGCACGTCTGGACGGCGGCGGCGCATACAAAGCCATGGCGCGGATCGACGCCACTCTCGATGTAATCCAGAAAGCGATCGAGGAAGGCGACGGGCAAAAGGCTTACGACATCATGCAGCAACTGCGGAATCCGGAGGTTACGGATTCGTTCGCGCAGATGAAAGCATGGTTCGGGCACCTGAAGAACCTGGCGCAGAAGAACGGTGAAAAACAGCAGAAGAGCAAAGTGGATCCAGAGCGCGAAGCTTTCGACCGCGAGCGGCAGGAATTCGCGGAACAGAAAGCCAAGGAAGTGGACACGCGCATCGGCGAAGGCGTCACAAAACTGAACAACACCTCGATGAGCAAACTCACCGACACATTCTTCAAGGACATCAAGCTTCCTCCGGTCGGACGCGCAAAGTTCCTGAAGAATCTGGAATCGGAAATCTACGCAGCCATGCGCAAGGACAAAACCTACCAGCGCCAGGCCAACAACAAAAAGAGCAAGGGCGACAATGAAGCGACCATTCGTTTCATGAACGCCAAGTTTGCTGAACTGCTGCCGCATCATTTCCGCGAACTGCGCAACAGCCTGTATCCCAACTGGAAGCCCGGGCAAGCGACGCCTCCAGCCAAGCCAAATGCCAACGGAACTGCGGCAACCAACGGCGCACGCACCGCAACCACTCAGGCCTCGGGAGCGGTCACAAAACCAAACCGCGAAGATGTGGACTGGAACAAAACAGATCAACTCAACTGGATCTCCGGCAAAGGCATCGTGCTCAAGAACGGCAAGACAGTGAATCTGGACTGGAAGGCCGTGCGCGTCTAGGTACAAAACAGTACAGACAAGTCGTTCGCGGAAAGTCTATCGTGCTCGCCCAAAGGAGGGCTAAATGTTAATTGCATCCGTTTGCGTAATCATCGGAATCGTTGGTGTGCTCATGTACGCCCTGTCTGCCAACCCCAAGCTTCAAGAAATCGGCAGGCTCATGTTCGCGGCCGCAGCATTCGCCATCTGCTTTGAAAGCGGCGCAAAGCTAGTGGCTCTCGCTGGCAGGTAGTGATAGAATCCCCGGGCAGTCACGGGACATGACGAGGGGGCTGTGAGTCACTACTCCGGTAGGTTGCAACCGCAACTCATGGCTCCTTTACAAAATTGGTGCGGCGAGGCGCTCCGGATGCGCATCAGCTTCATAACCTGAACAGTAGACAGTTCGATTCTGTCCGCCGCTACCAAAACTGCAAAACAATGCCCATCAGAACGCCAACCGAGCAGGAAGTGGCTATCGTGCAAGCCGAAGCCATCGCGGTAATCAATAAATCCCATGGCAGTCACCTCACGCACATGGCCATCAAACATCTGGATAAAGCCATTTCAGAAAGCAAAGGAAACTGGGAAGGCACGCGCAAACTTCTGGAAGAGAGAAAAGAATTCAGCCGCAGCCAAAATATTGCGCTCGAATTGTTCGATATATTCCTATTGATGCTGCACGACGAGGCCACGCTGTGATTAGTGATTTGGAAAGAATTTAGTCCAGAGCATTACGGAAGAATTGTCCCACCTCGCCACTGATACCGCAGGTGAATTCACAAATATAAAGTACAGAGAGTTTTTGCTCACTCCAGACGAATGCGAGCGGAAGAAACAGGAAGCCATAGACGCGTCCAAGGAGCGCAAAGCAAATGCTCCACGTTGCAGATCTTGCGGCCAGGTTCTTAAAAAGACTTGCGCTTGATATCAGAAGCGGTGTATAGCTAGATTCGCTCAGGCAACCTTAGAAGGAAAACTGTTAAACCGGCCTATATGCAGGGCGCTAAGAAAGTGCATGTAGAAGTACCTCTGCTCTGAGCACTGCAATAGCAAGACACCTTAATCGGGGTGAACGACAATCCGAATCGCTTGAATGCGACGGATCACCAACGCGAAAAGTGGCAGAGCGATGCCCAAATCGCCGCGTTGAGTCAGCGCAGAGGTATATACCCTCATGGCTCCGCTACAGGAAGCTGCCGTCCAAGCAGTCGAACTCGAGAATTTTGCAAAAGGCATCCCTGATTTAGTTCCAACTTTCAAAACGATTTACAACCTGATGAAGAAAGGCGCGAAGACTTATCCGACCGCCGTCACCACGGCTGCGGGTGGAACTACGCGGCCTTCGTTCAGGATTCCGTGGCGCATTCAGTCCGGCGCGGCGATCTTCCAGGCAACTGGAGACGGCGACGGATTGCAGCGCGGCACTGGCTCCCGCTGGGAAGGTGGGGATATCGTTCCCATCGGCTTGTTCGCTGGCTGCGAGATCACGTACCTCTCCCGCATCGCCACCAACGGCCCGAAGCGCGGATTGATTTCACTGCGTGCGGAAGAGTTGAAGAACTCACTGAACTCTTTCATGCGCGGCGTCGATGCGCAGTTCCTTTCTGATTCGGCTGGCTCGCTGCTGCAGATTCCGGCGACCGCCACCGTCAACAACAACACCCTCGGCGGCGCCAACCCGTCATCGATCGTGGGCTTGAACGGCCAAGCGAACCAACTGCAGGAACAGCAAGTCGTGCAGTTCTTCGCGGCGGAAGGCGGCGCACCGCGCACTGGCGGCGTAGCTAACGCGACAGTGTCGTACGTCGACGGCGCACTGGACACGGTGTACTTCTCGACTGCTCTGCCCAACGGCACCGCAGCCGGAGACTTCATCATGATTCAGGGTTCTTCGGGCGCACTGGGCAACGGCGTTGCCGGCATCTACACCTATCAGGTGCAGTCCAATACCGGAACCGTGCTGAACATTTCCCGCGCAACTTATCCCGGGCAATTGTCCACTCCGAATATCAACAAGGGTGGCGCTGCGCTCAACACCACTGACGGCTACAAAGTCGGGATTCTGATTCGCCGCGGCTTGGGCGATGACGCCGACGAAGTAGAAAAGTTCGAGTGGATCTGCGGACCCGATCAGGAACTGGCGGTTACTCAGCTCTACACCAACGTGCTGCAGCAGAACTACGTTCCGCCCGGCGATAGCGCCTTGGACATGAGCAAGAAGAACATGCCCAAGACTTTCAACGGACGGCCACTGCATGTTACGGTGACCGCGAGACAAGGGCGCATGGACGCGATTGACCCTGGCACATGGGGGATTGTGGAAACTGTCGAGCCGTCCCTGTACGATTTCGGCGACGGCGTAACCACCATGCCGATTCCGGATGCGACCACCGGAGCTTACAAGACCAGCTCCATTTTCTACTACAACGCGTTCTTGAATCTCTTCAACGCGAACATGAAGGCCGGAGCCTACATCACCAACTTGGCCGTGCCTTCCGTCACCACGTAATTTCCACGAGGGAGGCTGCGAGCAATCCTGGCTTCCCTCAATCCATGTAAATCGGGGTACAGAATGAAAAGTACGGCGACGGTTCCAGTCATAGATGCAATGCTTGAACGTGCGCGGGAAACGGTGAAGAGACGCGCCGAATCCGCAGTTCCCATCAGCACTCAAAAAAGAAAGAGACTTCGTCCGCGGCACGAGTGGGTCGTGGTCCGGAAGATCGATCCACGCGACAAGTTGAGCGCGGCTGGACTGCTGATCACCGAGGGCCAAGCTCGATCAAGTATCGGAGAAGTGGTTTCATTTTCTCCGAAGGTTACCGATCTCGAGCGCGGCGATGTGGTGTTGTACACCAACTTCGCCATTCAACTGGACGAGATGGAAGACGCGACTGGAGACAAGACTTTGTTTCTGGTGCGCGAGGAAGAAATCTATACCGTGCTCGAGGACGACGAATAGCCGATGTACATCTCCGGACGAGAGACGCGCCAATGCCCTCCGCAGTTCCAAGAGCGGCTCACGCGCAAATTCGGAAGGAATCAATTCGGCGAGCCGCACTTCAAGATTGTGTGGAACCAGTCGCAGTTCATTCGCTTAGGCCGCGAGGATAAAGACAAATACGGGCGCCGCGTGCATTACTACCGCGACTGCTATCAGGGCGATGCCAATCCCTGCTGGATGATCATGTGCTGGAAGCCGCCGTCGCATTACGGGTCTCCGGAAACGTACTACGCCAACACATGGATTCCGCTGAAGACCGCAGGAGAAGATTCGGCAGAGCGTGCGGACGGCAGAGGCTACGACAGTCCAGAAGGTTTCTACGTTACCGCGGAATATCCGTACAAGGGGCGCTACGAAATTGTAGTGCCGCTGATGCACAAGGAGTTCGTCGACAACAAGCTCAAGATCGAGCACATGCCGCTCTCGCACTACCTGATAGACGTGATCATCCCGCTGATTCTGGCGTGGCAGGAACTGACGCAGGAAGAAAAAGAAGCGGCGCAGTACGCCGAAGCGGAAGCCGAAGCCGCACGCGAGAATGCGGAGTTGACGGAACGCATGATGGATTCTCTGCCGGCGTGGTACGGGCCAGTGAGTTTTTCAAGGCAAGGTTGCCGCACTTCGCTGCTTGATCAGAAGATGCACGCGATCCAAAAGCATTGGGATCAGTTGGCACGCAACGGACTTCGCCCGGTGTTCCAGACGGGGCTGACACAGGGTGATCGGCCGTTAGTTTCAAGATACAGATAAATCGGGGAGGAAGACGATGGGAACGTTCGCACCAAACGCAGCAATGGTAAGGAGCCAGGCTCGAGCTTCGCGCATGGCTAAAGACATGATGGCCGGAGAGAATCACGAAGGCTTGACGCTTTCCGTGCAGGACATGGGACGAGAAGCGGGCTACTGCATTTACATCTACAACATTTTGGACCGCGAGTATGTGGTGCGGCAGGAACCGAAGTGGCCGAAGTTCCTGATTCCGGCTTGCCCCAAGGGGCAGAAGTTTTCGTTCACCATGATTCCGGCATTCACCAAGGAAACTTTCTTCAAGGCCAGCGACCCGAATGAAATCAGTTACAAAGTGATGGACGGGCGCAAGGACGCAACCACGCTGCTGAACCCTGAGGCCTTCCCGGGCACGGAGTGGGAATCGCAACTGGCTTCCTGGGATTCTCCGGAGACCGCGATTACCGGAGGCGGAAACAATCTGAACAAGTGGGGATGCTTCTGGTCGCTGACCGAGCCGGATGAAACCGAAAAGCTCGACGCGGAAATCAAACTGTTCAAAGACATCGTCTTGCGCCACATGAACTCTCTGGTCAAGCAGGCGGAATTGCTGGTGGCGCAGCACAAGGTTGGCGATGTCACTCCCAACATGCACTTCGCCATGGATTATCTGGGCAAGCAGGCCAACTGGCACATGAACACGGATCACATGGTGTCCTGCCCGACCTGCGGAGATTCGGTGAGGGACGGCATCGCGTACCACAAGAACGCTTTCGGCGATAAATGCATCATCGACTACGAACGGTGCGTGAAGCTTGGAATCATCAAGGCCGCCGCGGAAGTGGATGAAGACGAGGAAAACGAAGCGCCGAAGCCCAAGAGATCAGGCCGCAAGCAGCAACAGGCCTAACGTTCTTCTGGGGGGCGCTCGTCGTACATCGTCGGTCCACTTGCTGTGTGGATTCAGTAAGTGGAGCAACCCCGATTCGACGAAGCGTCGGTGCGCTCCCAAGGAGTTTAGCAATGCCCATTGGACAACCACAGCTCTTCCCGACGCTCGACCAGATCATGCAGTTAGTGAGATCGATGTCGCGTGATACTTTCTCCGGCGTCGGGGGGCAGCAGGGCCGCATCTTCACCAACGATTCGCCATTCACTCTTCCTTTTCTGAATGAGGCATTGGATTGGATGAATCGTGCGCTGCGCAACGAAGGCGTGACATTTCCGATTCGCGACAACGTCATTATCTACCAGATTCCACCGCAAGCCATCAACGAACCAGCAGTCAACGTGCGCGTAGGGTTTGACGGATACTTCGACGGCCAGACCATGCACGGAACCAAGAAACTTCCCGGCGATCTGATGCAGCCGCTCGTGTTGCAGCAGAGAGTCAGTGGGACACAACTACCTTTCGCACGCATGAGTGAAGCGCAGGAAGGACTGATCTCTTCTTTCCCGCAACAGTTTTTCGGGCAGTGGGAATGGATCAACTACGAGATCCGCCTGAACGGTTCGCTGCAAACAATGGATCTGATGTTCCGCTATGTCTCAGGGCAATTGCCTTTAAATACTTTGCCGGAGGATTTCACGACGACCATCATCCATGTTCAAGATTGCAAGAGCGCTATAGCCAACAAGATGGCGCAACTTTACGCGGAAAGAAATAACGGCGAACCTGGATTGATTGCCGCCAAGGAAAAAGCGGCTGATGCTGCGATACAAGGGATGGCCGAAGCGTACGTGCGCCAGCAACAAGGCATCAACCGCCGCAGACCCAGTTACGGTGGCGGCGGATCGGGCCAGGGCGATGGTGCTGACACCGGACAGATGGGCGGTATCGGGGGCTTAGTCCAGTGAGCGCTACCCGTTATCAGAATCAGATCCAGTCCGCGGTAGGCAATGCTATCGATGGCGTGCTGATCTACGTCTGCACGCAGCCAGCAAACACTTCGATCATTCCGCCTTCGCCGCTGGCTACATTGTTCACCGACAGCAGTGGAGCGACTCCCGGCGCAAATCCAGTCATCAGCGACGGCAACGGCAATTTCGATTTCTACGCAAATCCAGGGCTGTACACGCTGGTGATTTACGACACGCTGCAGCGCATCGAGACAATCATCATTCCCGATGTTCTGATTCTTTCCTCCGGCGCTGGATCGGGCACGGTTACTAGTGTGGCTATGACTGTGCCGCCTGAGTTTACAATCAGCGGCTCGCCGATCATCACCAACGGAACTCTTGGCTTAAGTAAAGCGCTGCAGAATATTCTTACTGTGTGGGCTGGACCGCTTTCGGGGCCTGCTGCCGCGCCGACATTCAAACTGCTTACCGATATTCTTACCGCAGCAGGTGTCGGCAGCGGCTCAGTCACCAGCGTGGCCATCTCGCAGTCGCTTAGTTCGCTGCTTTCGGGATCCGTCAGCGGAAGCCCGATCACCACCAGTGGAACGATTACGCTGACCATCAACTTCACCAATCAGAACGCCAATCTGTTTCTGGCGGGTCCGGTTTCCGGCGGCGCAGGTCCAGTCACGGCGCGGAGAATCTTCCCTCCGGATTTCCCTCTGGATGTTTCGGTCGCTTTCAACGCCGGCTCTCCGGTCTTCGATGCTTCGTTGTCGAATGCTTTTTCTCTTACGCTTACCGGAGACGCTAATTTCGGAACGATCACCAATGGCACCGCAGGACAAGTCATCTGGATTGCCGTGGCGCAGGATGGCGCTGGAGGCCACGCCTTCGCTTGGCCAGCCAACACACGAGGCGGCGCTTCGGTCGATACAGGCGCCAACAACGTGACCATTCAGGGGTTCAAGCTTTCATCGGGAAATTTGTGGCGTGCGGTTACGCCCGGTAATACGACTTTGGTTTAGGGTACGGCACGGGCACGCGGCCTGACCAGCGCAGGATTCCATCAACACAGCTGGCGCGATGCCAAGGCATCGGCAGACTAGGAGAAAAAGAATGCCGCTTTCATTTTCAATTACCGCCGCCAATTACATGGCCAGCAACGATCAGAAGACGACCACTCTTTCCGGACGCATGACTATCGTCGGAACCGGAAATTATCCGGTGGGCGGCATTCCACTCGACTCCGTCATTCTGGCTCTTCCGGAAGCGACAGGCGTCATCGCACGCGTGCTGCTGACTTCGGATGTGGGCAGTGGATACATCTGGCAGCGCCAGCCTCTGACCGGGAAAGCCATGGGCTTGCAGGTTCCGCCCACGGGCTCTCTCACGACAGCCGCGCCGCTGCAGCAGTTGCCCAGCACCATCGACAACGTCACGCTGCAGAACGAAGTGATCAACTTCGTGGCCGTCGTCAAGCGCAACGCTTCTATCTAATCGCGGGAGCCTATGCCGCAGATCAAGACAGCACAGGAGCTCTTCGCCGGGCTGTTCACTGAAGCCTCGCCGGAAGGGTTGCCGCAGGGCGCTTCTCCCCGGGCCATCAACGTCGACTATGTGGTCGGCGCGGTTGGACCTCGCCCGGGGAAGCGCAGTGCATTCACTTTTCCTGAAGATGCTTTTGAATCGAACGCAGGATTCACGCAATCGGTGGGACCAGCCGGAGTGTCATGGAGCGGCGGCAGCGTCACGCTGAACCAAGCAGGTCTCTGTCCACTGATCGCGTATAGCATTTCTGGTCCCAGCAGTCCGAGCTTCATAGGAAATGTCGCATCGGACGTCATTTCACCTCTCGTAAACGAGATGAAGGTAAATGATGTGGTGTTTTTTTATATTCAGACTGGGACTTTATTTCATGCAGACACCGCTTGCATTGGGATTACCGATAGTTTGGGAACGATCTTTTCTCAAATAGGCACTAGGCTGGTCGCCGTCGGAGAAATTCTTCAGGTTTTCAGCGGCCCGTTGACAGCAGCGGTTGCCGCAGGCGGAGCCTATTCATTCTCGGTCACCTATAATCATCCGGTCATAGAAGTAGAACAGACTGTGATCGGTACAGTGATTCGCGGAATACTTCCCACCGTATCGCATTTGAATGAAGGTGTGTTTACAGAACCTGGACCGCCGCCGACTCCGTACAGCGGACCTCCAATTACCACTCTTGCTACGGAATTTGTGATGAGTTTTCTATTGAGTCCACGGGATGCCCAAACTGACCCAGACTATACAAACCTAGGAACGACCCCTGGAGTAAGCGGAAGTTTAATCACCGCTCACTACGTTAGTCCAGACACTTCCGACTTTCACAGTCCCGCAGGGACTTACGGAGGTAATTATCACGGAGTAGCTGGTGGCGGTACGACGCAAGTGGCGATGAAGAATATGTCGTTTCCGGTTACTCACGACTGCGGTGGAGGCGGTAGTCCGCTTTCTCAGACTTTGCAGGCCACCAATTTTGCTTTGAATATTCCTGTCGATGTTCCGCAAGGGCAAATCGCTTCAGGCTGCGGATCCACATATACCATCATCGATGCTCCTACCGGATTGCCGATTCTTGGCGTCGAGGTCGAACTCACCGGAAGCCAGAGCGCCCAGCCTCCGGATGCTGAACTTCTGGTGCAACTGCAATTACCGGACGGAACTCTTTCTCCGGACATCAAAACAGTGCAGATGCCGCTGGTCTCTGGAACCGTCACACTTGGCTCGCCGACGGACCTGTGGGGATTTACCACGGATCAATTGACCGCGGCGCTGCTCAATGATCCTAACTTCACGGTGAATATCGTGGCGCAGGCACCGGGCGGTGAACTGGTCACGTTCACTGTCAGCGTTGAAGTTCTGGTGGCTTTCTCGGTTCCCGATCCGCCTCCCGACGTCAACTACATGAAATCCTTTTCTGAAACGGGAGGAGAACTTACTTCTCTTGTTTTGGGAAGCAATGGCGTCATGTACAAGGAAGACGCCATCAACGCTCCAAATCTTCTGGCGCCGCTGTTCTCGAATATATTTCCGGACAGTTTCGCGCAGAGCGCAACGCTCGATAACCGCGAGTACATCGCTATTTCGGATCTGGTGAATGGAACGGATATCCCGCGAGTTTATTCTCCGCCGAATTTTGATCGACTCTCGCAGGTCGGGCCAGGCGCTCCTCCGACCGGAACAGGATCGAATGTTGGCGGCACCATTCCAATTGCCAGCATCACCCAGCCAACGGTGAAAAGCGATCCGGAAAATCCCGGGCATATTTCAGGGTTCCTGTGGTCCGCTGGACCTGGCAGCACCGCCGCAGGAAACGTGTTGACAGTTTACTGGGGGCGCTCTTCGCCTCCTGGGCCTTCGGCCACCAATGATCCGGACCTTAAGGTTGGCGTGGGAGTAACTATTTCCGGCGCGGACACGGCTAATCCGAATAACCAGTTCAATGGCCAGTTAATCGATGCTAACTACACTGTAACTAGCGTTGGCGAGGGCATCCCCCCGGGAGCTACCTTCGGTCGCTGGTACTTCACGGTGCAGGTGCCTGTGAGCCAGTTCGTGAATCAGGCCGACCACATCGAGGCTAACGCTCCGGACGGAAATTATCAGGTCACCACCGCCACGCTTACTTCGACTCTGCCTATTCCCAACATGCAGATCGGCAGCACCATGGAAATTGCGGGAACTGGAGGATCTCCTGCGGCCGGATACGATGGCAGTTGGTTGGTGACCGACTCGACGAACGCCGCGCAGTTGCAGATCACTTCGACCGTGCTCGCAGGAAATATTGCGACCTACGGATATATCGTGATCTCTGGGGCAACGCCGGCCATCGGATCGAAAGTGACTGTGGGTGAAACGCTCAATGGCGGCGGAATCTTCAACGTCTCCAATGCCACCATCACCTCGACCAGCCCGGGAGTCTTCTCGATCTCTCTGGTGAGTCCTGACATTCCATCGGCTGCGGAGAGTGGCACGGGAATCGTGGCTGGAACCATTTTCAAGTTCGAGCCCGGCCAGCCCGTAGGAAATATCGCAGGCATAGGCACCGTGGTGGTTGCGGGAATCTTCGCCTTCGGCATTCGCAAGCTTTGCTACTCGTTCCTGACGCGCAATGGTTTCTTGACTCAGCCTTCGCCTATCGCCACGGCTGATATCATCGTCGGATCTACAGGAATCGCGGTGTCCAATCTTTCTCCCGGTCCGGAGAATGTCATCGCACGGGTAATCCACTTCACCGGAGCCAATGGCGGACAGTTTTACAACATTCCGGATCCGGTCTTCGTCACCGATCCGATTACCGGACAGAAAATCACCAACGATTCCACCTGGGTGATGGATAACACCACCACCAACGTCGTGCTGTCGTTCTCAGATGAAGTGCTGCTGGCGGCCGACGAAATCGATATTCAGGGAAACAATCTGTTCGCGTGCTACGAGTTGGGTTCATGCACAGCCCTAGTTCCGTACTCCGGAGCACAGCGTCTTGCGGCCATCGGAGAACAGAACAAGGTATTCAATTTCCGCAATCATTCTTTTGACGGTGGAGTCGGAGGAGGCGCCGGAGGGCAGACTTACCCGCTGGGCTGGACGGTAGATCCGGCAAACGGCGCAGGCGGAAGTGTGGTGACGTCGCCAATCTTTGGTAATGCGTATCAGATCACTAATTCGACCGGGTCGCCGCAAGCGGTTTACGGAATGATCTCGCAGCCCGCCTACAAAGATGAATTCCTCGTGGATATCATCAACGCGTCGACGACTTACAGCGTGCGCGTGACGGCCGCAGTCTCTGCATTGGTAGCTTCTGGCAATCTGATCATCGATCTCTACAGTCCGCTGCTGCATACGGCGCTTGGAACGTTCTCTCTTCCGCTATCGAGCTTGACTACACGCATGCAACTCTTCAGTGGAACATTGCTCACCACCATGCTGGCTCCGGTTCCCCAGGATCTGCTGCTGCGCATCTGGGCGCAGAATATTCCGGATGGCGCGGTGGTGACGCTCGATCGAGAAGAGGCCTTCCCGACCGAAGCGCCGAATCTGCATACGCAGGTGATCTTCTCTTACGCGCAGAATTTTGAAGCTTTCGACCGCCTCACCGGAGTGATCAAGCCCGCGCAGAATTCGCAGCCGATCAAGAGCTGTTTCGTGGAGTTCGATACGTTCTACATGGGCAAAGTGAATTCGCTGTTCTCGACGGCCGACAATGGAACCACGGAACCTGTGGTTGCCGATGCCGGATGGGGCGTGCGCACCGTGTCGCAATCGATTGGAACCACCAGCGTCTACGGAATCACCACGGCTATCGACCAGCCAAACTCCGGAGAGGATTGGGCGATCCTTGCGGGACAGCCGGGAGCCTACATTTACGACGGAGGAGAGCCAGTAAAACTTTCTGAAGAGATTCAATCCATCTGGAACAAGATCAACTGGGACTTCGAGCACACCATCTGGACGCTGAACGACATCATCAACCGCAGAATTCTCTTTGGCGTGCCTCTAAAAACTTACTGGCTCGACGCTTACGGCAATGTGCAGCGCGGAACATGGTTGCCGGCGGGAGTGATTCCGGACGATCCGGCTCCGACCACGCCCAATGTGATTCTGGAGCTGAATTACAAGCAATTAAACACGGCCAGCGCCCTGTCTTCCTCGGTGGGAGTGCATCGCAGCTATTCAGGCAAGCTTTTGGCCTCGGAAATCACCCGCAAATGGGCCTTGTGGACCATTAAAGCGCCTTCCGCGGCGTTTCTGACCCGTTCTGACAACACTGCTCCGGTGTTTGTGGGCAATTCAGACGGAAACGGCAAGATTTTCCAGTTAATCGAAGGACTTTTGGAGGATGACGGCTCGCCATTCTCCGAGCGCTACATCACTTCATCGTTTTTGCCGCGTTCCGACGCTCAAGCGCAGAATGTTGGCGTGCTGCGCTGCGGCTACGACACCATGACGCTGATTATCGACGGCCAGGGTAGCTTCGGCATCGTCGCGCACAACAATTACGTTGACGGAGCTGGCACGCGCAGACTTTTGCCGGATCTGACGTTCCCAGTTTCCACTTTTGGCGATGCGGAAGTGCCTCTCGACGAGGAAGCCAACCGTTTGTTCATCGAATTCATCGCGCAATGCGTCGGTTCGGCTTATACTTTGTCGGGAATGACCATGCTGATGAGCACTTCGGGCTTTGCTCCGTACAGCGGCCGCAACAGGTGATGCATGGCTGTCAATATCGATCGAGAACTCGACTATATAAAGAAACTTCCGGAGTTTGGGCGCTATCTGGCGCTGGCGCTCGGCCGTCTGGCCACCGGAGTCACCAATCTTGGAAATAACGTGGGCGCGGACCCTTCGGCGACGCTGCCGCCGCCAGATGCTCCGCAAAGTTTGACCGTGAAGGCCAGCGGAGGCCTCGTGCATGCGGTAATCAACGATCAAAGCCAGTTGCGCCGCGGTATTCACTATTTTGTGGAATACGACACGGACCCATCGTTCAAACAGCCGCATGTCGTGCATATGGGAACCAGCAGGACCATGCATCCTCTAAATCTTCCGGCGCTCGATGACGATGGCAATCCGCAGAAGTTTTATTTCCGCTCTTACTCACAATTGCCGGGTGGAAAACCAAGTTCCAAGATCCGTTTCGGCGGCGAACGGGCTACAGCGGTAGATCCAGGCGGAACATTTCAGATGACGCTGCTCCCGTCCACCGGAAGCGGCACAGCTCCAGCAAATGGGCAATCCGCAGGGCAAGGATTCGGAAATAATCTGCACCGCCCGGCCACCGTCAGAATCACCACGCCCAAAGCTCTATGATCAGACCGTTCACTGAAAAAGATTTAGAGACAGCCAAAGAAATTCACCGCGCCAATGAACTTCCCGAAGGATGCTTGCCGCAATTGAACATCGAAGTCGATGGCCGCACTGTGCCCAATCCGTTATTCATCATCAACGCGGTGTACGAGCACCAAGGCGTCCCGGCCATGATGGCTTTCTGTAAAATGCAGGGAGAACTTTTTCTGCTGCTAAATCACGAAGTGGGCACTCCGGACGAGCGCTGGCAATGGCTTTTGGAGTTCAAGGGATGGTTCGCGCTGGAGGCGTGGAAGTTGGGGTTAGAGCAATTGTCGGCCTGGCTGCCGGAGGAGATCGACAAGAGCTTCGCCAAGCGCATGGAAGGCATGGGATTTAAAAAATCACCTTATGTCTGCTGGACTTTGAACTTGTGATATAGTTTGCAACTGAAATCGGGGAGATTGCGTGAGCCATCGGTATGGCAAAAATCACCATCAACCCGAGATTTCTTTGGAGCGACGAACTCCAGCGATTCACTCTCGCCTCGCACGACGGCCAATACGAAATTCCCGACCATGAGATATTGATTCGCGCAGATCGAGGCGTGCAGAAAGCTGCTTCGACGTCCGGCAAACAAGCGGGAGCGCAAGCGGATCAATACGGTTCCCGTGGAACTACGGAAGAAAATGCCATCATTCCCGGCTTAGTGCAGGATGCGCAAAACCCCACTGGATATACTCCCCTCCAGAGAGCTTCCATGATTACTTCGGGGAACGAAGCTTTGGGTGGAGTGAATTCAGGCGCCAGCGGAGAAGCGCGCTTGAATTCCATGCGTACGCGCAACGCCGCCGGATTTGCTCCTGCTCTTGCTGAAGCAGCGCGAGCGAAAGGCCGTGCGGCGGCCTCGACCGGATTGCAGATCAACATGGGCGATGCGGCACTGGCGGAACAAAAACGGCAAGAAGCCAGATCGAATCTGATGAAGCTTTATGGCATTGACACCGGACAGCAGTTAGGCCAAGAGGAAATGCAAAATAGAGATTTGCAGACACAACTGGAAGGCGGCAAGAGCGGCTGGCTGCAAAATACTTTGGCTACCATCAACACTCTCGGAGGCATGGGACTTGGAGCGGCAAAGGCGGCGGGATTCGGTTAATCTATGTGGACACCCAACCTTGAAGACGTAATCAGCCTGCCTCGCGATCCGGATGAATTGCGGGAGCATCTCTACGGTGTCGGAGCTCTGCAGCCTCCGCCGCCGCCCGCCGCGCCCACGGTGGTTCCGGAACTGACTCCGCCCACAAATACTGCGGCAACGCCGGCACTGAAACCATTCACGCCTCCATCTCATCCACATCTTCCGGCCATGAAATCTGCGGAATTGCCGGAAGCGCCAAGCATGGCTGCGGCTCCGATCATGCCGCCGGAATCATCAAAGCTCGTGAATCCGATGTCGGCGCCGAATCTTGCTGCGCCGCCAGCACCGACGGGAGCGGAGGGTGGTCTGCCGTTTACCTCCGGAGCAGAAGGCGTAAATCCGGTTTCCACTCCACAGGCAGGAAGCATTCCGTATTATCAATCGGAACTGGACCGCGCTACCGCCGCACGCCGCGGCGACACTCTGGCTTCGCACCCTTCGTTCATGGGCAAGGTCGGGCATGTGCTTGGGCGAGTCGGCAATGTGGCGCTCGAGAGCCTGATGCCGGGAGTGGCCGCAATGATCCCGGGAAGCGATCTCAACAAGCGGCTCGAGGAGAGAAAAGCGCAGCAGGATCTCGCCGGAGAGCAGGAGCGCGAGAGCAAAGGAAAACTAGAGACCGCACAGACGGCGGAAGCCGAAGCCCGCGCCAAGAAACTCGGCCAGGAAGGCGACCAGGATCTCATTCTCGATAAAGCCGGAAACATTCGCGGCTGGCATGACGCGAAAGGCGGACTGCATTCGCTCAATGATCCTGAAACGCCGCAAGCCATCAAGGACATGGCTAAAGACTGGGAAGGGACTCCGGATAAGCAGAAGCGTGCAGAGAATATCGAGCAAATGCTGGCCGGAAGAATTCAAGATGTTTACGCCGCGGGTGGCGACCCGGCGACTGACAAGCAAGTGCAATTCCTGGAGCAGGAAAAAGAAAAACTGGTCAACCAGAAAGAAGGACAGGGCAAACCATCGGAAGAAGACAAAGCGATCGATGATTATTTACAGGGGCACAAACTCGCCAATACTCCGACGAATCGCGACAAGGCCCGCAGCATTTTGAAAACGCGAGACCGCAGCAGCGCCGATGAAGAGACAAAGGAATTGCGCAAAGAGTTGCTGCGTGGACAAGTGGAAAAATCCAAAGAGCCTACTATTGATGAGCAGCGCCGCGCCGACCTCGGCGAAAACATGATTAAGAATCTCGATGAATTGGAAGCAATCGTGGACCGCAGGCCGGATCTTTTCGGTCCTGGCGCCGGGCGACTTACTTCAATTCGTGATTGGCTGGGAACCGGAGATAAAGACATCGCTAGGCTGCATACCATCAAGGAATATTTGGGAATGGCTTCGGTCGGAGCGCACGCGATGAAGAATGCTCAACACGTTGAGACGGCTGCCGACGCAGTGATGAATAGTTTGAAAAATGAACCGGATGCGACGAAAGCTGCTATCGGTGAGGCGCGAGGCAGTGTGCAGACCTTCCTCAACGATGCTAATCGCCGCCGTAATGCGATCGAGGAATCCAAGGGTGGTGGGAGCGCTGCTGGAAAAACTTCTGGCGGTCCACCGCGAGCGCCTAAGCAGGGAATGAAGTGGCAGCAAAACAAACGCACCGGAGAATATCGAGAAGTTCCTGAGACTCAGTAAATGGCGACAAACGACGATTGGGAAGATGTAAAAAATCCTGGGGGAACTGCCACCGCCGATGATGACGAATGGGAGGACGTTCCAAGTGCGCACAAAACTGCGCCAGCAACGGCAGCTACTGAAGAAAACCTGCCTTCGTCGACGCCGCGGTTGCGTGCCGCCGCCGGAAAAACATTTCAGAAGCCGACACGCACCGAAAAAGAAACTCCTCAAATCCCAGAGAACTACGGATTCACGCCCGGGAACGTGCTGGGGAATATTTATGAAGGCGCAAAAGGAGCGGTGGGATCAGCCGCGCAGGGTCTTTACGATCTGACTTTTGGCGAAGGGAAAAACGCCCAAGGCGAAGAACAGCATGGGCTTGGCGGATTGGTTGGCATGAATGCCGAAGGGAAGATAGATCCTATCGGCCGCCTGAAGTGGCTCGGGGAGAAATACATCACCGATCCCTACAAACAGGAAGCAGAAAAGGCGAGACAACTAGAAGAACAATCCCGCCAGGAAGAAACTGCTGGAACTCCAGGGTCTGTGAGCCATGCGACTTCTGCTGTTGGCCACCGTATCGCTTCGATGGTTCCTCTGGTTGGCCCATGGGCCGCATCGCTGGGCGAACAAGCCGGGACCGGAGATGTCGGCGGCGCCGCAGGGCAAGCCACTGGAGCTGTTCTTGGAGGAGAAGCGGCTGCTCATCCTCTCGAAACAGTAAAAGCGCCTTTGAAGCTTGCTGACAAAGTGGTCCGCGGCACTCCGTTGACTGAAGCGGGAAAACTTGCTGCGGCGCAAAAACAGATCCTCACCGTCAAACCACCGCGGATGAGTGAAACCGAATACGCGCAAACGGTTTCCAATGTAATGCCCGACATGCAGCGCATTGCACAGGATAACCGTGGGAAAATCAAGAATCCTGAAGATGCGTCCGATGCGATCACCAACAGAATCGGCCAGATGGAATCGCCCATCAGCACTCAACTACAGACGCAGCCGACCACTCCAGTTCCCGTGAATGACGTCGTGGCCAGTGCCGACCGCCACATCGACAGTGCGTTCAAGCAGAATTTGAGCCATTTTTCCGACAAGGAAAAGATGGCCGCCAAGCAGGAAGTTCTGAATCTGATCGGCAACAATCCAGACATCAGTTTGTTTGAGATGGAGCGTATCCGCCGCCGCCTGGATTCTGAAGCCAGCGCGTATTACAGGTCGAAACCAGCAGATCAGCGTTTGATCGCCAAAAGTGAAGCTACTGCGGTTACGCAGCGTGCCACAGCCAATGCCATGCGCGACATGTTGTATGGAGATGCCGCCAATCCCGGCTTGCTGGAACAAGCGGGAATTCAAGCCGTGGATGTGGATGGTCGTCCGGTTCCAATTCGGGAATTTCGCAAACGTGTCGGAGATCTGATCAATGTGCGAGATCATTTCGAGGATGCCATCGTCGACGCGCAGAAGAAGGGGAACTGGAGCGCTTTTCAAGTAGCCAAGAGCGGACCTTCTCTCGCCGCCGGCGGTGCCG